CCCTCATACCCCCATATATTCAGTGAATATATCGCCTGGGTTGAACTAACTTTTTGTGGGGCACCCCCATGAGACCCAAGTAACTTCCACGCATCCTGGGTCGATCTCGCAAGCCGCCGAACACGGTTGTGCGGAAGTCACTTCCAACCCGATGATCGTCGGTGGGTGAAAGTTAGATTTCAGGTTAGAACGTGGGGGTGGCCACCTCGAAGTGACGAGATTGACTAGGAGTGTTTATAAGCTCGCGGAGGGGCCTGGGTAGGCCGCGTATCGGTCTTTGGATTTCACGAGATTAAGAACTGATCTGTGAGATCCTAACAACACTGGCAGTTGAGGGGTCAACCCGATGTTGAGGGGTCAGTGGTCGGCCAAGTCGTCGTCGCCGGTCGAATGTCCGAAAAACCGGGCCTGGACAGCATAGGTCTGAATAAGTCGTTTTTTCCCTTTATGTATAGGTAGACTTTTATAAACCTTCTCGTAGCACATAGTCAAAAAAGCCCTTATCCAGACCTATGCTGTCCAAATGGGGGTAAAAGCAAGGGTAAACCCTTAAAACTTTTCTTTAGACTCGGCGGCGATCCATGGCCGATGTAAAACCGATTTTTAGGCGTCATGCTGGCAATCTGCGACATAGAACGAAAAAACCGCCCGAAGGCGGCTTGTAAAAAGGTTTTTTAGAGACCTTCACACTCTTCTTGGCGTTTTCGCAGCCAATCCCGCACCTTGATCTTGTAGTCAACTTCTCCCTGAGAGCCGACGTATTCGAACATCTGAGGGTCTCGCACATACACCCTGGCCTTGTCAGAACCAGTGATTCGCATGCGTCCGAGAGCCTCATAACCGTCCCGTTCGAGCATGAAATTGAGGGTCTTTCCAGGGGGTATCGCCGCGCCACGGGCAGCAACCGCTTCCATCAGTGAGCCCAACTCGATCAGTTCCCACGACACACCCGGCACATCGTTTTCACGGATGATTTCGTCGAGCACTTGGATGAACTCGGGCTTCGAACGGGCGATCATCTGGCGACGTGCTTCGGTCTCAGGCGCGTCACCCATAGGGTCAAAGGCATCGGATTGCTCATGGTCGAGCAGCCACGCACGCAACGCGGGAGCGCACTCTGAGATGGTCTCGTAGAGCTTGGCGTAGTAGTCCCGGTTCTCGGCCTTGAACGCCTTGATGTCGTCGCGCTTTTGCCACCGTGAGAACAAGATCAGGTAGCGACGGTCGGTGTCGTCCAGGGGGAGAGCGTCTTTGTAGTTGGTGAACAGGAGGTAGTTGGTCGTGTTGATGCAGTTGTAGACAGCCTTGCCCTTGGGATGCACCTCGATCACCGTGTTGGTGATGTAGGGCTTGATCCGGTTGATCACCTCGTACTTGTTCTTGTCGTTGATCAGGCGCACTTCCTCGACGCACGCAACGCACTGGCCAGCACACCAGTCAGTGAAGTCGTTGTGAAGGATCTGCGCGTTCAGCATGGTCACGTTGCTCACGCCCATGACCGCACGCAGCATTTCGGCAAAGAACGTCTTGCCGTCACCCTGAACGCCTTGCAACAAGATCGCGTAATTGGCGTGCTTGCCTGGGTTTTGCACCACCCAGGAGAGCCAGTCCAAAAGCATGGCCTGTTCATCGGGTCGCTCCAACAGGTGCGCGATGTGGGCCTTGACCCGCTCGACGGCACGCTTGTCACGGGGCAGCATCTTCTCGGGACGCTCGGGAATCTCGTGCTCTGCGTAGGTGTTGGCAAACACACCATCGGGCTCGTGGAAGATCGGATCACGACCGGGCATGTACCGACGCCCACCAACCGTATGGATCTTGTAGATGTTCAGTGCCAGTGAAGAAGCATTGGACGACGGTGTTGTGCGCCCTTCCAGTGCGTCCTTCTTGGTCAGAGCATTGCGGTCGTACATCGCGTTGAAGCCTTGTTGCGACGTGGCGATCTTGTTGTTCGTGTTGAAGAAGCGGTCATCGCTGGTGTCGTACACCCAATTGACAGCCCACTTGGGCGTCTTCTCTTGCTTCTTCGGTGCGTAGGCCAAAGCCTTCTTGATCTCAACCAGCGATGTCTTGGTGCCGGTGATCGAGTCACGACGCTCCTTGGCCACCACGGCAAGCGCAGAACGCGAGAGACCGTCGATTTCGGCCTCACGAACCATCTGCCTTGCCTTCTCCCACGACTGAATATCTTTGGCTTCGAGGAATGCGTCACGCAACTTGATGGTCAACTCAGCCGTCGTGTTCTCGACAGCTTCCTTGGCCAAGCGCAAGATGTACCGTGCGGTAATGGGTGCCCGCTTTTTGCCTTGGACGTTGAAATCTTTCCAGCGTCGATCAAGCGCATCACCGTCGTAGTTGTCAGCGGTCTCAGACCACTCATGCCACAACTCATGGCCGGACTCATCACCATCGAACTGATGGAACAAGGCCATGCCAACCTGCACCCACGTCTCGTAGTCGTCGGGGTTGGGCACCAGCAGCAAGCGTGAACGCAACTCATCTGTGGTGATGTCGATGGGGTCGGTGTCTTCAAGCCAGGGGTTGTCGGCAAGCGTGCCTGCACCGGCTGAGCCAGCAAGACCGCTTCGGGCTTTCTTGACGAGCTTCCAGCCTTCCTCTTGCGCGACTTCCTCGAAGTAGGCGATGAACTCTTGCGCCTTTTCTTCTGTCAGCAAGGGCAGCTTGTCAGCCGGTGTGTCCGTTGGCCCATTGAAGTCAGGCCACAGATAGGGGCGCTTCGTCTCAGGGTGAATGTGGTACGCGACGAACTGTTGGCCATCACCGAGGATCTCGATGCGGTGCTCCTGACCCCATTCATCGGCGTACTTCGATGATGTGATCTTGCGGAAGGGCTCGTCACAGCGAAAGACGAAAAGACGCTTGGGCGGCATGCCGATGCGCATCGGTGCATCTGCGATGTTGTCGATCACCCACTGCCCCAGCTTCTTCGATACATCTTCGTCGTACACGTCGATGTCGATGGCCGGTGTGTGCTTGGTGATCACGCCCACGCCTGAGTTCTTGTGCCCGTGTTCGAGCCAGTCTTTCAGTTGTGCCTTGGTCGAGCGCGACTTCTGCCATCCGTCAAAGCCTGGGGCCTTCTTGCCACGTTGAATCGGGACGATGTTGTACCCGTTGTCGATCAACGTCTCACCGCATGCTGCTAGGAAGTCGCCTTGTTGCTTAAATTCACTCATGCGGCAACCTTGATCTTCAAAGGGTCAGTGAGGTATTCGGCACGCACGACAGCACGGCCAACGGCTTGCTCGATGGCAATGGCCATGGGCACTGTCAGGTAGCCGCGACGGATGGCGAAAGAAAGAGATGAATGATCCATCTCAATCTTCGCTGCAAGTGCTCGTACACTCTGCTTCCCGGTCGCCTCAATGGCCGCTCGTGAGATCAGGTAACGCAAGCGTGCCGTAGCACGGTGTTCATCTTTTTTGTGGGTGTCCACCCACGCTGGGAAACGCACAGCCATAGGTTCTCCTAAGTTGTTGCTAAAAAGTGTACGCCAACTTGTTGACAGCTTCAACCAAATGTGGAAAATAGAGTCCTGTTGAGCGATCAACCTGAAACCGCGAAACCGCTAACCCACTCTTAGGAGAAACCCATGAGCAGCAATGCCGACAAACCCTTCGACTTGATCCAAAGCGTCCGTCGCTTCATGGAGATCCCCGGCCAGTACAAAGGCCACGGCGAACTTGCCATGTACGGCTTTTACTTCGGCATGCAGCTTGAGGAACTCTCCGAGAAGCTCGAACGCATTGCTTCGGCCTGCCCGGTCACTGATGACCGTGTTCGCATGCAGCACTTCGCAGCAATCATGAAGGTGCTCGCCAACGAGTTCAAAGCTGGTATGCACCGTTCTGCGCTGGGTTTTGCAAACCTGGGTGACATGATCGACGACGACATCGACATGGCCTGGGTCTCCATCGCGGCTGCGCACTTTGCAGCCAAAGACGAAGTGAACGCACAACTCGCCATCGAGCACGTTGCAGAACGCAACCACGCGAAGTACCCCAACGGTCAAGTGCTGCTCGACGCCAACGGCAAGGTTGTGAAACCTGAAGGTTGGACACCGCCCGACCACAGCAACTTCGTCACGTCCTTCCGGGCTGACTGATTTTCCCCTCGTTTTCCACATCCTGTTGTGCCGCCCACACAACGGGCTTCCTTTACCTTGGGCAAACACCGGAGCTTCACATGAGCAACCAAAAAATCGCTTACACGCAATACTTCGAAACCAACGCCGAACTGGCCGCTTTCCTGGCCAAACTGGACGGTGCTGCTGATGGTGCGAAGACCACCAAGGCCGAGACATCCAAGGCCGAGACCACCAAGCCTGCCGCCAAGGCCGCTTCCAAGCCCAAGGTCACCAAGGAGCAGATGCAAGCTGCCCTGACCGAAGTGAAGGACACCCTGGGCGTGCCTGACGCCAAGGCGTTGATCACCGAAGTGGGTGGCGTCAAGAAGATGGACGACATCCCCGAAGACAAGTTCGAAGCCGTGCTGAAGGCCGCTCAAGAAAAGCTGGCCGAAGCTGAAGCCGGTGGTGGCGACGACGACAGCGGCATCTGATTGGCCGAACCCAGGATCAGAGAGCCAGCATGACGGAACATCGAATCGACTTGAAGCAGCTTGAGAGCATCCGTGACGGATCGGGACACTCGATCTTCGGAGCTTCAGGTTCTTCGATGTTCTTGAACTGCCCTGGCTCGCTGATCCCCAACCTGCTTGCACCTGACGACGCTGGCGAGGACGCTGCCTACGGGACAGTGGCTCACGCTCTTGGCGAAGAATGGCGCAAGTCAGGTGTGAAGCCTGTTCACCGTGTGGGCACGAAGCAGTTCGTACCTGCTGGTGAGTGGGGCTTCATGATCGAGATCGACGACGCGATGCTCGACTATGTGCAGATGTCCGTTGACTGGTCATCACTTCTCCCCGGAGATCACATAGTCGAGGTTCGAGTGAACTACTCCGACCTCACCCCAATCAAGAACCAAGGTGGCACCCTGGACTTCGGTGCCATGCGCCACGGTGTCTGTGTCATCCAAGACGAGAAGTACGGCAAGAGCGAAGAAATCCTGGCCGAAGAGAACACCCAACTCATGCTGTATGCCTATGGCGTCTACCGTGAGTGGGATTGGCTGTACGGCTTCAAAGAGTTTGTGATCCGCATTTCGCAGCCCCGTCTCAACCACTTCGACGAGTGGACGGTGAGCACGGAACGCTTGCTTGAGTTTGCCGCTTGGGCCAAAGAGCGCATGCATCTGGCATGGTCGCCCGACGCGCCTCGCGTCCCTGGTCACAAGCAATGTAAGTGGTGCAAGGTCAAGTCGTCTTGCGCTGCTGCTGCGAAGTTGGAGAACGATCTGGTGACGCAAGCGTTTGCCGGGATCGTTGAGTACGACGAGAGCGATATTGAGCAGTTCAAGTCCGAGTTGGACATTGGCATGCTCACACGCCCGTTGAGCATCATGACCTTGAGCACAGAGCAGATGGCCACGCTCAAGCAGTACCGCAAGTTCAGTGAGGCGTTCTGGAAGTCACTCGACAAAGAACTCATGCGCCGAGCCATTGTGCTCGACGAGAAGATCCCTGGGATGAAGCTGGTCGAAGGCCGCTCCTATCGCCAGTTCAAAAGTAAACAGGAGACGATCAAGACCCTCGTTGGCCTTGGTTGCTCCGTCAAAGATGTTGTGGTCGAGTCCTTGGTCAGCCCAGCCGAGTCGGAGAAGTTACTTCGCAAAGCTGGTCACCGGCACAAGGACATTCCACGACTGCTTGCCGAACTGGTTGAAAAGCCGCCCGGTAAGCCCACCCTCGTGCCGTTGAGTGATCGACGGAGCGAGATCAAAGACATCACGGCAGACGCTTTCCAAAGTCTTGCCGCCGATGAAGACGATGAAACCCTCGAAACCGATTAAAGGTGAAACCATGTCCCAACTGACTGTTGTCAAAGAGTTCAAAAACGGCGCGATGATGAAAGACGCGAAGGGGGAGATCCTCTTCCGCATCGACCGCATCCGTGCCTCATACCCGTTCATTGGCACACCTTCTGTTGATGAAGGCGACGATGGCAGCAAGCGTCAGAACTGGCGCATTGTTGGCATGCTGCCCAAGGCCACGCACGTCGAAATCAAAGACGCGTTGAAGGCCCACATCCAGCAGTTGATGAAGACCAACGAAGCCAAGGTTCCAGCAGACAAGTGGTTCCTGACGAACGGCGACGACAAGGAAGACGAAGAGATGGCCGGTCACTTCCTCGTGACTGCTGCTGACTCGAAGAAGCGTCCCAAGGTTCGTGACCGCAAGGGTGTGATCATGGACGACATTGCCAAGATCGACGACACCTTCTACGGTGGCTGCTGGGTCAGCATCTTGATCCGTCCTTGGTACTTCAACGGCAAGGCCAAGTCTTCGTCGAAGAGTTACCCCAAGCGCATCTCTGCGAACCTCGTCGGTGTGATGTTCTACAAGGACGACACCCCGTTCGGCTCCGGTCGCATTGACGACGACGGCGCATGGGGCGATACCGACAATGATGATGACGGTATGAACCAGCATGACAGCGACGACGATTCTGGCCTTTGATTCACCCCGAGTCCACATCCTGTGGGCTCATCCACCCCTCGCTATCAGGAGAACACCATGAGCGAATTGAACCCGCTGGCCAAGGCCGGTAAGAAAGTTGAAATCACCCGACGCAACGGCATCGTGGCCAAGGGCACCGTCGATACCGTTGACAGCACCGAGAAGGGTGTTTGGGTCGGCGTGAACATCGGTGAGAAGAAGGCACCGAAGATCGTCAAGGTGCGTGCTTCGCAACTGCGCAAGCCTTCCTGATCGACCCAGGCCCTTCGGGGCTTGGGCTTTTTGGTGGTGAGGCTGTGGGTGAGCACACCTTCTACAAAGCTGCCGGTACTGCTGAGAGCAGCACAGCAGCCCCACCACCAAAATGCCTAAGTACGCAACACAACGATCTGAAGCAGTCTTCGACCTCGAAGTCTTCTACAACTACTTCTCGGTGGCTTTCAAGTGCTGCACAACTGGTCGTTGGCGGCGCTTCGAACTTCTCCCAGGCACGACCCTAGATCGCAAGGGTGTTGCCAAGGTCTTGCGTAACTTCCGCATCTACGGCTTCAACAGCAATAACTTCGACATGCCGATCCTGATGGCGGCACTCGATGGGTTCCGCAACGAGCAACTCAAGCTCGTGTGCGACACGATCATTGGCGAGAACCTCCCTGCCTTCAAGACCTATGAGCGGTTCGGCATCACCAAGCCGCCCGTGTTCATCGACCATGTTGATCTGATGAACGTCTCGCCTGGGGCTGCGCAGAAGCCAAGCCTCAAGCTCTTGGCCGGTCGCCTACACAGCAAGCACATCATGGAGTTGCCCGTCGATGTGAACGCGGAACTCAACAACCGCCAGATCGAGAAGATCCGCACGTACCACATCATTGACCTCGACGACACCATTGATCTGAAGAACGATCTGAAGTCGCAGATCGAGATCCGTGCGTTCATGTCAGATCAGTACAGCGTCGATCTTCGTTCACGCTCTGATGCGCAAATTGCAGAAGCCGTGATCAAGGCTGAAGTTGAACGGCTCAGTGGCCAGAAGATCCAGAAGCCACAGGTCGTCTCGGGCAAGTTTCAATACAAAGCTCCCTCGTTCATCGTCTACAAGACGGAGGTGCTTCAGAAGTTACTTTCGACTGTCTGCGATGCGAAGTTTGTCATCGGCTATGACGGCAAGGTCTATGAGCCTGCTGAGATCGAGACGATGACGATCTCCCTGGGCATTCAGAAGTACACCTTCGGCATCGGTGGCCTGCACTCGACAGAGAAGCGGGTTTCATACGTTGCCGATGAGACGTTCTCCTTGCGAGACCGTGACGTGACGAGCTACTACCCTCGCACGATTCTGAACACGGGCCTGTTCCCCAAGCAGCTTGGAATGTACTTCCCTCAGGTCTACGAGAGCATCCTTGTGCGTCGCGTGTCAGCGAAAGACGCCGGCGACAAGAACACCGCTGAGACGCTGAAGATTGTTCTCAACGGGACGTTCGGCAAGCTGGGTCAAAGCACATCGCTGTTGTATGCACCGAACCTGTTGATTCAGACGACGATCACAGGCCAGCTTGCGATCCTCATGCTCATTGAGCGTCTCGAACTGGCTGGCATCACCGTGATCTCAGCCAACACAGACGGCATTGTCAGCAAGGTTCCTAAGCACCTCGAAGGCACGTTCTTCTGGATCTGCCACGATTGGGAAGTTGATACCGGCTACGGCACTGAGGAAGTTCAGTACACCGCTGTCTACTCGCGGGACGTGAACAACTACCTCGCCTTCTATCAAGAGAAGGACAAGGCCACTGGTGAGATGAAGACCAAGGTCAAGCGCAAGGGAGCCTACGGTGAACGTGGCCCAGGCCAAGCCGGCGCTGCTGGTCAGAAGCACAACCCTGACGCTGAAATCTGCTCCCTGGCTGTCATCGAGTACCTAAAGAACGGTACGCCGATGGAGACCACCATTGAGGACTGCGATGACTTCCGCAAGTTCGTGATCGTGCGTCGCGTCAAGGGTGGCGCCGTGCTTGGTGAGGAATACATCGGCAAGGTTGTTCGCTGGTATCAAGCCGTGGGCATGGACGACTGTCTGCGCTACGCATCGAACAACAACAAGGTGCCATCGTCGCAAGGTGCTAAGCCAGCGATGGTCATGCCTGATGAACTGCCTGATGACATCGACTATCAGTGGTACATCTCAGAGGCATACGCGATCCTCTCCGACATTGGTGCCAGTGAGGGCGATCCAGCCCTGGCCGGTCGCACTGGTTGGATGCTGGCTCGTGCGCCTGATCAGAAGACCATCCACAAGGTGAAGCTGCCAACAGGCATAGCCGCATGTTTCAAGGAACTCGCCAACGTGCGAGACAAGTGGGTTGAGTACAGCGTTGTTCCGAACGGCATGCGCTTTTGCTCGAAGTGTGCAAGAGCCGTTGACGCTGATGAGCTATGAGCAAGCCATTCTTCGAACGCGCAGAGCGCGAACGTGCTGACGTTGAGGAACCCGCAATCAGCTTCGCACAGAAGCGCGGTTGGTGGCACACGAAAGTAACTTCTCCAACGCGAGACTCGCTGCCTGACGACTTGTTCGTTCGGGCTGGTGTCTACGTCTGGTGGGAGTTCAAGGCCCCTGGGAAAGAGCCAACACCGAAGCAGACCAAGCGGCACCGCGACATGCGTGCTCGCGGCATGGACGTTCGTTGGACTGACAACCTCGACACGTTCAAGGCGCAGATGCAATGAAGTTCAACCTCCTTGAGCACATTGCTCTGAAGTTTGCCGATGTCGAGTTCACTCGTGAGCAGATGCACGCGTATCAGCGCGAGGCTTATGAGTTCTTGAAGAAGAACCCGTACTCTGCGTTGTTCATCGACATGGGCATGGGAAAAAGCGTCACGTCACTCACGCTGATCGTGGATCTTCTGTTGTCCTTCGAGACAGAGAAGGTGCTTGTGATCGGCCCCTTGAAGGTGGCAACCGACACATGGCCGAACGAGATCCGCAAATGGGCACACACCGCTGTGCTCAATCACACGTTGATCCGCTGTGAGGACGACAACCCCGAGGTCATTGCTGCGGTGAAGGCCATGCGCCAGCGTGGTCGGCTGCTTGGTTGGTCAAAGGAAGAGATCAACAAGCGTTGCTTGGAAGTGCAAGCTGACACGAAAGAGAAGATCAAGCGTGCCAAAGCCTTGAGTGGCGCATCTGTTCACATCATCAACCGTGAGCAGATCGAATGGCTGGTCAACTTCTACGGTCGCAAGTGGCCATACCGCACCGTCTTCATTGATGAGTCCAGTGCATTCAAGGATCACCGCACGAACCGCTTCAAGGCTCTTGCCAAGGTGCGTGCGACACCTGGGCTGATCACGCGCATGCACCTCCTGACTGCTACGCCAGCAGCCGAGACATACGAGCACCTGTTCGCTCAGATTTTCTTGCTCGACGGTGGCGAACGCTTTGGTCGCCACATCACTCGCTTCCGAAACAATTACTTCAGCTACAACCAGTATTCACGCAAGTACAAGCTGCGCCCTGGGTGTGAGGAAATCATTCTCGATAAGATCAAAGACATCTGCCTCGTGATGAAGGCCAAGGACTACCTGAACTTGGCTGAGCCTACGATTGCACCCCGTCAGGTGACTCTCTCAGACGATCAGATGGTGCTCTACAAGAGCATGGAGGAAGAGGGATACGTCAAGCTACCGGACGGCACTGAGATCGACGCGGAGACCGCTGCTGCGCTTTCCGGGAAGTTACTTCAGATGTCGTCGGGGGTGCTCTACGAAACGTATGAGCTTGGCGATTGGGAGACCGAGGATGTTCGCAAGGTCAAGCGGGTTCACCACTTGCATGACCACAAGATCGAGATGCTTCGCCAGATCGTCGAAGAATGCCCAGGTGAACCGCTCTTGGTCGGATACCACTTCAAGTCGTCTCTCGACCGTCTGAAGAAAGCATTTCCCAAAGCCGTGGCCATGGACAAAGAAGGCCGCTGCATCAAGGATTGGAATGCTCGCAAAATCCCCATGCTGTTCATCCATCCCCAATCCGGTGGCCACGGTCTGAACATGCAAAAGGGTGGGCACAACCTGATCTTCTTCGATCTGCCCTGGTCGCTTGAGCTATACCTGCAACTGATCGGTCGCTTGGCACGTCAAGGTCAGAAGCACCCGGTGTTGGTTCAACCCTTGATCGCTAAGGGTACTCTTGACGAACTGGTCTTCCGCTCACTCGTGGCTAAGCAGGACGCACAAGAAAAGTTGTTCCGCATGCTGAAGAAGATGATCAAGAAAGCACAGGAGAAAGCAAGTCAAGCATTGGAAGAGACGCTCTAGGGGAAAGCTGCACTATTCCACCAGTTGTGGAGAGTGATGTGATATGCTCCTACATCGTTGACTGAGGTGCATAGTGGGCTCAACCCTAGAGTTCCGAGTAGCATTCGTTTCCCGATTGAAGCAAGCGTGTGATGAATCCGCGCTGATTCCACCGCCCCACAAGGGTCGTCAGCAGATGATTGCTGATCGGTTGGGGGTTGCTCCCGAGGCTGTGAGCAAGTGGTTCAAGGCTGTTGCCATGCCACGGCCCGACAAGATGGAGAACTTGGCCGAGATGCTCGGCGTCGATCAATCTTGGTTGGCGTTCGGCATCTCCCCTGAGATGGATCGTGGTGAGCGCAAGGCTCACGCCCGTCAGGTGGACGGTGCTGTCTACCTCACCATGGGCTTGATTACCCTGGGTGGGGGCCTCGTGGGCATGCCGTCAAAGAATGACCCCAGGAAACACTACGTTGACTTTTACGCAACCATCCGTGGATCGGTGTACCCGATGCACATTGCGTTGGCGAGAGAAACGTCGAAGGGCACTTACGAGGCATTGCTGCCGAAGGAGTATGCGGATACCCGGTGCCTGACCGTTGTGCCTGCTCCTGCACACAGGTATCACATCCTGTTCATGCCATTGAACATGGTCGAAGAACACAAGCGTCGCAAGAGCGGGCATGTGCAGATTGGCTTTGGTCGGATGGACAGCCGGTACATCACCGGCTCCGACGTTTGGCCGCAAATTCGTGACTTTACGGAGTTCGTATGACCGATGTGCCCTGGGTAGCAGTGAAGGACGTGTGCCATATGTACGGAGTTACTTTCGAGACTGCCAAGAACAAGATCCACGCGGGCACCTTCGACGTGGACACCTACAAGGTCGGCAAGGTCTTGGTCATCGACAGGGAGGTTCACGAAACTTACTTCCGTCTTGCCCGTGAGCGTGGCCTTGCGGCATTGAAATCCACAACGGGTTGACGAGCCCCCGAAAAAGCGATTACACTGCCTTCGCTCAGTGCGGGGTTGTATTGAGTGGGAAGCGAGCGGTGCCAGAGGGGCGCAGAGGGAAACTTCTGCGCCCTTTCTGCTTTACGCCGCCAACTCCCGAAGTCGCTTCTCCTTCTCGACAAGGCTCGTGGGCTTGAGGTGGGTGTATCTAGCTAAGGTCTTCCAGTTGGTGTGCCCCGAGACCAGACATACCTCCTGAATCGCAAACCCAAGCTCGAACAAGCGGCTGATCCCCTCGTGCCGTAGATCGTGCAGCACCACGTCGGGCACCCCAGCCTTGACCGAGGTCTCGTGGAAGACCCGGCTCATGTAGTTCTTGCACCTGGGGAAGATGCGCTCGTTGACCCTTGGCTGTCGTGCCGCGATCTCGAACGCACCGTTGAGCAGCGGCACCGTCTGGTGGTTGCCGAACTTCTTTCTCGGGTGCTTGCGATCCCTGACGATCACCGTCCGGTTCTTCTCGTCGAAGTCACTCCACGTGATGCGAACAACCTCGCTGATCCGCATGGCTGACGCAAGGCAGAAGTCCAAGGTGTCAGCGATGGGTTGGAGCGTGTTCGGGCTCAGCTTGCTCTTGATCAGAGTGAGTTCTTCGTCCGTGACCCGACGATCCCGCTCATTGGCCAGTGCAAGGTAGCCAAGCTCCCACAGACGGTCTCGGCACGTCTTCATGTCCTTCCAGGGGATAGCAATGCCCCAATGGCTTTCAGCTTGCCGTAGCACGCCAAAGAGCCGTGCGATGTGCCAGTTGGTCGTTGAGGGTGCTACGTCGTTGCGCTTCAACACCCACTCCATCAGGCCGCGTCCCTGTAGGTCGCTCATCCTCATGTCGCTGAAGGCTCGCTTGATCGAGGGTATGTCGTGCTTGAGGTGGCTGTCTGCCATCTTGCGCTTTGGGGCAACCTCGGCAACATACTTGTCAACGAGATCCATGATCTTGATGCGGGGGTTGGTGATCGTCTTCTCTTCAATCTCCTTCTCCGTGTCCCTGACCCAATCCTTTGCTTCCTTGTGCGTCTTGAACGTCTCGTACATCGGCTCGTGGCCAACCTTACGGATCATTGCCCTGTACGACGTGCCTCTCTTGGCGACTGTGCCCATGGTTCCTCCGTGCGGGAGGACAAGGTATCTCGCGGCACAGTTTTGGCACAGTGACGAAAGTCCTCCATCACCGTTCTCAATGAAATCAAAGGCTTAGAAGTCTTGCAAAGTTGTTGAAAATTTAGAGGCTCCGTCAGGGCAGTACAACGAAATCAAGCACTTAGCCATTGGCCGGTGGTGAACACATGGGGATGATCGAATACCGGCATGTCTGAAACTTCCTCAATGAAATCAGGAAGTTAGTTTCTGCTGGCACATTCGCTGGCACAAACAGTGGGGCATTGAGCAACACTTTTGGCAACGCGGGGGACATGCGATATATTCAGTGAATATATGCGTGCGTCTGCCCCCAACCCGTTGCTAGTTGCCTTTGAGAGCCGAACCGGCCTCGGGCCTACCTACGCCGCCTCTCTCCTGGGCATGCCGTACATCACCTACTCACAGTACCGCTCGGGCTCAAGACCGCTCAAGCCGACCGTGCTTCGGCACATCGAGCTTGTGCTGTTCCTTGAGCCGCATCAACTCCTGCACTGGATCGAAAAGTATGGTCACCCCCGTATCAACCAAGCGTAACCAACGCAGCCTGGATGACGAGAGTCAGATCGCCCTCTACGAAGGGCTGAACCAGTCTCAGCTTGCCGTGGCCTTCGGGATGGACATCCGAACGATCCAACGCAAGATCCACGGTCTGCACCCCTCGGGTATTCGCAACGGCTCGAAGGTGTGGAAGCTCGCTGATGTAACTCCGTACCTCGTCAAGCCACGAGTGGACATCGAGACCTACATCAAGAACATGAACCACAACGAGCTACCCAAGCACTTGACCAAGGAGTTTTGGGCAGGGCAGCGGGCTCGTCAGGACTACCTTCTGAAAGAGGGGGACTTGTGGCCAACGACGCAAGTGGTCGAGAAGGTGAGCGAACTCATGAAGCTCATGTCGATGTCGCTCAAGCTGTTGGCAGACACCGTTGATCGTCAGAGCGAACTCACAGAGAAGCAGCGCAAGGTGATCTTGTCCATCGTGGACTCAACTCAGACGGACTTGGTTCGCACTGTGCAGGAGCACTTCTCCAAGGTCGAGCCCAAGCAACAACCAAAGGTCGAGTCAGAAGTGACTTTCAATGACGATGAAGACGACTCGCTATAACCACCTCGGTGAAATCTTCATCGAGCTTGCGACGATTCTCAAGCCGCCCGAGCGCATGTCGCCATCGAAGGCGGCTGAGAAGTATCGCTACGTCAACTCCCCTGGTGCGTACATCGGCCCGTGGCTCAACCGAACCGTGCCCTACATGGTCGAACCCCAGGACGTGTACGCCTCTTTGCGCTACTCGGGTGAAATCTTCGTTGGCCCTGCTCAGTGCGGCAAGACCGACTCCCTGGTCTTGAACAGCGTTGTCTACTCGATCAAGGTCGAGCCAATGGACACCATGGTCGTGTGCCCAACGATGCTGGCTGCGCGTGACTTCTCGATGCGTCGTATCGACCGTCTGCATCGCCACAGTGTTGATGTCGGCAAGATGCTGCTGCCCGGTGCTGACAACAACAACACGTTCGACAAGCACTACCGCACGGGCATGCTGCTCTCGCTGTCATGGCCAACACCAACCGAGCTTGCCGGTAAGCCAATTGGTCGGGTGATCCTGACTGACCGGGATCGGATGCCTGACGACGTTGACGGTGACGGCGAACCTTTCGACTTGGCATCCAAGCGCACAACCACGTTCGGCTCTTACGCAATGACCGTGGCTGAGTCGTCACCATCTCGTGAGGTGGACAACCTGAAGTGGATTCGCTCATCTCCCCATGAGGCACCGCCGTGCAAGGGCATCTTGGCGCTCTACAACCGGGGTGACCGCCGTCGCTGGTATTGGCCATGCCCGAACTGTGATCGTTACTTCGAAGGTAACTTCACGATGCTCACGTGGGACAAGCAGCCTGGGATGACCAACCTCGAAGCTGCCGAAAGCACGCGCATGGTTTGCCCGCACTGCGCACACAAGATCCACCCCGATGACCGTGATGACATGCAGCAGTGGGGCATGTGGGTCAAGGATGGTCAGTCTGTCGATGAGTTCGGTCGGATCATCGGGCCGGTGCCTCGAACGATGATCGCCTCGTTCTGGCTCAACGGCGTGGCCGCTGCCTTTACCAACTGGCGCAAGCTGGTTGCTCTGTTCCTCGACGCCAACGATGAGTACGAACGCACGGGCTCAGAAGAAGGCTTGACCAAGTTCTACAACAACGACTTGGGCGAACCCTACTATCCCAAGTCAATGCTCGACATGGGTCGTCTGCCTGAGACCCTCAAGGGTCGTGCAGAGGCTTTGCCTGAACGCGAGGTGCCCGAGGGTGTTCGCTTCCTGATCGCCAACGTGGACGTGCAGAAGAACAGCTTTGTTGTCCAAGTCCACGGTGTCATGCCGGGATCTCCGTTCGACACCGTGATCATCGACCGCTTCGAGATCCGCAAGTCAAAGCGCACCGACGCTGACGGGGACGTGGAATGGATTCGACCGCATGCCTATGCCGAAGATTGGCACGAGATCACAGAGCATGTGCTTGAGAAGGAATACCCCCTGGCCGATGGCTCCGGTCGCATGATGTCGATTAAGTTCACCACTTGCGACTCCGGTGGTAAGGAAGGCGTGACGACTCGGGCTTATGAGTATTACCGCTCGCTGCGTGAGCAGAACAAGCACCGTCGATTCATTCTGGTCAAGGGTGAAACCCTGCCGAACCAGCCTCGCACCCGGATCAGTTACCCGGACGCCAGCCGCCGAGATTCAAAGTCGGGTGCCCGTGGTGACGTGCCAGTTTTGATCCTGAACTCGAACATGCTCAAAGACGACCTCAATGGTCGCCTCGATTGCATTACCCCAGGTAAGGGCCTGTTCAGGTTTCCAAACTGGTTGTCCGACAGTTTCTTTGCCGAAATGTGCAGTGAGTACCGCACGCCGAAAGGCTGGGAAAAGGCGCACGGGGTTCGAAACGAAGGCTGGGACTTGGCGTATTACTTCCTGGGCGTGTGTGTCTCTGAACTGCTCCGGGTCGAGCACGTGGATTGGGCAAACCCGCCCTCTTGGGCACGAGATTGGGACAAGAACGACTTGGTTCGCTCAGCAGATAAAACTAAGCCTTTTGCTCCTGCCGTAGAATCCGCGTATGATTTCAGGCAACTTGGGAAAGCCCTAGCCTAATTTTTGCGAAAGAATCCACATGCCGTTGACGACCGAACAGAAACTTGAGGAAGCCGAGAAGGCTTATCACGCACTGGTCACGGGGACGAGCCCACGTGTGATCGTTGATCGCAATGGTGAGCGTGTCGAGTTCACAGCGGCAAACCGCCAAGGTCTCGCCTCGTACATCACCGAGTTGAAGCTGAGCCTCGGTTTGCTGACCCCGAGCTTCGCGCCATCGAACGGGCCAGCTACTTTCATCTTCTGACCATGACAAAACAACCTACGACCGAAGTCGCGCCTGTCACGCAAAAAGCCATCGGTGGTGGGTTGGAGGGTGCCGAACGAACGACTCGTGAGACGTTCAATTGGAGCCCCGCGATCATCTCCCCTGATCGCCAGATCAACCCGAGCAAAGAGCTTGCCGATGCTCGCGTGCTCGACACGATCCAGAACGACGGCTTCGCCATGGGTGCCGTTGGCACGCACCGCGACAGCATTGTTGGAAATCAGTTCCGACTCAACGCTCAGCCCAACATCGACGTTCTCGGCGCAGATGAAGCATGGGCAGAAGAGTTTCAGGTTCAGGTTGAGGCCCGCTTCAACCTGATGGCTGACAGCGAAGAGTGCTGGTTCGATGCTGCCGGTGCCAACACCTTCACCAACTTGATTCGTCTTGCCGTGGTCGGCGAGGTGATCACAGGTGAAGTGCTGGCAACGGCTGAATGGCTGCGTTCTGTGACCCGCCCATTCAGCACGGCGATCCAGATGATCTCCCCGAGCCGTCTGTCCAACCCGAACGATGTGCCCGATGACCGCTATCTGCGTCGTGGCGTGGCCAAGGATCGCTTCGGCAAGGCGTTGGGCTATCACATTCGTGCGTCGCACCCCACCGACTACTACACCGACTTCGAGACCTCGCGTTGGGTGTACGTGCCTGCTCGCAAGCCTTGGGGTCGTCGTCAGGTGATCCACATCATTCAGCAGATGCGCCCGGATCAAACCCGTGGCATCAGCGACATGGTGACGGTGCTCAAGAACATGAAGATGACCCGCAAGTTCCGCGACGTGGTGTTGCAGAACGCAGTGGTCAACGCGAGCTACGCTGCTGCCATCGAATCCGAACTCCCCAAGGAAGTTGTTTTCGGTGCATTGGGCGCAGGGCAACCCGGCTTTGGTCAGATGCTCGGTGACTTCATGACATCGCTCAACAGCTATGTCTCGGCGTCCGACAACATTGCCATCGACGGGGTGAAGATCCCACACCTGTTCCCTGGCACGAAGCTCTCGCTCAAGCCGATGGGTACCCCAGGTGGTATCGGTGGTGAGTTCGAAGAGTCGCTTCTTCGCCACACCGCAGCAACGCTTGGTCTGAGCTACGAGCAGTTCGCACGGGATTACTCCAAGACGAACTACTCGTCTGCCCGTGCGTCCATGGGCGAGACCGAGAAGCACATGCAGTCGCGCAAGAAAGCCGTGGCTGACCGCTTCGCCACGATGATCTACACGCTGTGGCTCGAAGAAGAGATCAACGCCGGGAACGTCCCCATGCCCAATGGCAAAGGCGCAGAACTGTTCTACGACCCTGTGATGCGCGAGGCACTGATCAACTGCACGTGGATCGGCGCTGGCCGTGGCCAGATCGACGAGAAGAAGGAAACTGAGTCGGCTGTGCTGCGGATTCAGAACAACCTTTCGACCCTGGAATTGGAGTGCGCTCGCTTGGGTCAGGACTACCGTCGCATTCTTCGCCAACGTCTGCGCGAAGAAGAATTGAAGAAGAAGTACAACCTCGTCGATCCCGTACCCGGTGCGATGGGGCAAAATGCGGGCAACAATTCCACGAACGGTTCGTCGGATAACCAATCCGACAATGAGAACGGAGATTCCAATGTCTGAACATGCAGCCCGCCAAGCGATCACGCGCATGCACCACCGCGAAGTGGCCGTGGCTGCACACCTGACGACATTGGGTGCTGACATTCGCCAGATGGCCGATGCCAACCCGACACAGCAGCAAGAGCAGTTCATGGCCCGTCGTGCCGAACTGTGCCAAGCCTTCGGTTTGTCGGTGACCACGCAGAGCAAGCCGTTCGCCTTCTCGCAAGGCATTGCGGTGATCCCCGTGACGGGTTCTCTGGTCAACCGCTTCGGTCAGTCCTACGGCTTTGTCACCGGCTACAACTTCATTCGCTCTCAGGTTGCCGCTGCTGGCCTCGACCCTGATGTCACAGCCATCGTGTTCGACATGAACAGCTACGGTGGTGAAGCCGCTGGCTGCTTCGAATGCGCTGCTGACATCCCTCGCTTGGCCAACGGCAAGCCCACCCTGGCAGTGGTTGACTCGAACTGCTACTCGGCGTGCTACGCCTTGGCCAGTCAGTGCGACAAGATCGTCTGCACACCCTCGGGTGGCGTGGGTTCTGTCGGTGTCGTGGCCATGCACGTTGACATGAGCAAGATGCTCGACAAGTGGGGCATCGACGTGACGTTCATCTACAGCGGTGATCACAAGGTCGATGGCAACCAGTTCGAACCGCTGCCTGCCGAAGTCAAAGCTGAGATCAAAGCCAGCGTTGACAAGTCCCGCAAGAACTTCGCAGAACTCGTGGCCACGGGTCGCAAGATGGACGTGAAAGCCATCATGGACACCGAGGCCCGTACCTATCGTGCCGACGACGCTTTGAGTCTCGGCCTCATCGACGCTGTTGCAACGCCTCAGATGGCGGTGCAAGCGTTTCTCGACGAGCTATCCGGCTCGACTGTTCAACTGTCCACAACCAAGGAGCCTGAAATGGCAGACCAAGAAACGACGAAGCCGGGTGCCGATAACGCAAGCACCCAACAACAAGCCGCCGACGCGGCCCAAGTCCGTGCTGCTGAGCGTGCCCGTATCTCGGGTATCCAAGGCAGCGAAGAGGCCAAGGGTCGTGAAAAGCTGGCTTCCCACTTGGCCATGAACACCGAAATGTCGGTGGACGATGCCAAGGCCATCCTGGCTGCTGCCCCTGCCGAAAAGCAGGAAGCCGCTGCCCCTGCCGTCAATGCCTTCCAGCAAGCCATGGACGCATCCAAGCACCCTGAAGTGGGTGCCGATGGTGCCGGTGGTGACGCGCAAGCCAATGGCTCTGTCAGCTTGGCTTCGAGCATCCTGAAGGATTTCAGCTTGGCATCTGGCCGCAAGGTCGATCTGCCTGCCAAGCAGTGATCCACACCACATCACCAACATCTACCTGAAAGGACAACATCATGGCTGTCAACGACATTGCTGCTGGCTCTTTGGTCGGCACCTGGGCACCCGAACAACTGTTCGCTGGTGAAGCACCTGTGACCACTGACGCGGCTCCTGCCCTGGCCGCGATCACGAAGTACCAACTGATCGCAGTGACCACCACTGGCGTCACCCCGTTCGTCTCGGGCACGCACACCGCCGATCAAGCGTTCGTGGCCGCGCAAGCCGCCAGCATTGGTCAGCAGACCCCGTACTACAAGTCGGGCTGCTTCAACCACGAAATCATCGGCTGGCCTGCCGGTACTGCCCTGGACACCTATGCCGAGCGCAAGGCGTTCTTCGGCAACCGTCCTCTGTCGGTCGGCAAGCTCCGCGCCTGATCGCACCGGCAACACAACATCTGAACAGAAAGGAAATTCATCATGGCCTTCTACGACACGACCACCCTGTTGGAAGTGCTGCGCTACACCCGCCAGCCCACCAACTTCTTCCTCGATCTGGCCTTCCAACGCCAGATCAACTTCGAGACCCCTTCGATCAGCTTCGATGTGGTCTACGGTGATGACCGCAAGCTGGCTCCCTTCGTGGTGCCGAACGTCCAAGGTCGTGGCTCCAAGATGGACGGCTACGAACAGCGTTCGTTCAAGCCAGCCTACGTCAAGCCCAAGGACGTGGTTGACCCCAACATGCTGATCGAGCGTCAGCCGGGTGAAGCCCTGGGCACTGGCTCGCTGTCGAACGATCAACGTCGCAATGCCGTGATCGCGGAACTGCTGCGTCAGCACTACGTGCGTCACCGCAACACCCAAGAGTGGATGGCCGCTCGTGCGCTGATCGACGGCAAGGTCACCATCAAGGGTGAGGACTACCCCGAAACCCTGGTGGACTTCCGTCGCCACGCCTCGCTGAGCTACACGCTGACTGGCGGTGCCCTGTGGTCGGCTGGCACGGCTGATCCCCTGGCCAACCTGAAGGCCGCTCGCGTCAACGCCAACGTGCGTTCGGGTGCTCGCATCCAGAACCACGTTTTCGGTGGCGAGGCGTGGGACAAGTTCACCGCTCGCGTGAACCTGAAGGATCTGCTGGACACCCGCTACAAGGACAGCCAATCCGAGATCAAGACCATGACCGATGGTTACGAAGGCGTCGAGTTCATCGGCACCATCCGTTCCCTGAACGACGGTGGTCGCATGAACGTGTGGGTCCACACCGGCAAGTACATCGACGAGACTGGCTCCGAGCAGTACATGATGGATCAGAACACCGTGGTCGGTATCTCGCCTGAGACCGTCCAAGGCGTGCGCTGCTTCGGTGCCATCAAGGACGCCAAGGCCAACTACCGGGCCATCGAAATCTTCCCGAAGAATTGGGAAAACGAAGACCCGAGCTTGGAATACCTGATGACCCAATCGGCCCCTCTGATGGTGCCCAAGCAGCCTGACGGCACCTTCTCGATCAAGGTGGCCTAAGCCCCGACCGCTTCCCTCTCAGACAACCCCCACCCAACCTCATTCTTCAATCATCCTCGGAGCCCATCATGAGCAACCTGATCACCCTTATCCCTCTGAAGTCCATCGTCGTCGTGCGTGACAACAAGATGGTCGTTCCTCCTGTGGACAAGCCCTTTGGCTTCACTGAGTCCGAAGTGGCCGACGCCGGTCCCGACGCCTTCCGCAAGCCCGTCAACGAAGCTCCTGCTGAAGCAGAAGAAGTTGCCGAGAAGCCCGTATCCAAGCCAGCCGCCAAGACCGCTGGTAAGGGTGCCAAGAACGCCGACGAAGGTCTGTGATGCCTTTTGACTTTGCATCAGCAAAGGCGAACGCACGCCGAGTGATCCACGCGACACTCGGCGTGTCTGCGTTCATCAAGGTCAATTCGACCAGCACGCCAGAGCCCATCACGGCACGCCTGCACGAAGCCAGCACCGTCTACGGTGACTTGCTCAACCAGGGCTACGCCGAGACCGTGGAGGCTGTTGATCGAATTGTCTTTTTCCCCGAGGACATTGCACCCGAGCATCGTCCTCGCAAGCTCGCGGAAGTTACTTTCCCGCATCGAGCCGGTATCACGTTTGTTCTTCAGACCAAAGATGTCAGCGATGGCCCGTCTGAAGAGGTGTGGCAGGTAACTCGAAAATGAGTGCATCAATCGTTGCGCAAGCCTTGGACGATGTTGTCAGGTACTTCGAAGAGTTGCCTGAAGTCGCCACGCAAGCCGCAGCATTGGCCATCAACACCGTCAGTCAGCGTCAAGCCTTGCCTGAGATCCGCAAGGTCATGCGTGAACAGTTGGACTTCCCTGAAGGCTACCTTGAGTCACCAAAGCGTCTGCGCGTAGCACGCAAGGCTACAAGGAACGTCCTGCAAGCCACCATCCGTGGTCGTGACGAGCCCACCTCGCTTGCCCGGTTCCGCACCCCTGGGCAGGACGTAAAGAACACCCGTGGTCGCGGTGTGCGCGTCAAGCTCAAGCGTGGTCAAACCCGCCTGCTGCGCAAAGGCTTCTTGGTCAATCTGCGTGGCGGCAATACCGGGCTCGCCGTGCGCCTCAAGCCGGGTGAAGCCCTGACGAACTCATCGGCTGCTGTTGAGCTTGCGAACAACGTCTACCTGCTGTACGGGCCATCGGTCGATCAAGTCTTCCGCACGGTCTCGTCTGACGTTGCCCCGTCCGTCACGAAGAACGTCACCACCGAGTTCTTCCGTCAATTTTCGAGGTTAAGCCGTGGCTAACTCACCCCGCCTGAACGTCCTGATCGCGTTGAGTGATCTGCTCAAGACCATCACGCCTGCCAATGGCTACACCTACGACGTGAGCACTGCTGTGTTCCGTGGTGTCTCGCGCTTTGGTGATGAGTCCCCCGAGACCATGATCTCGTTGCTCGAAGCACCCAAGCCCGACTACGGCTCGTTCGCTGGCGAGAACAATGGCCATCGCAAGGAAGAGTGGAACTTACTTTTGCAAGGCTGGTGCCCTGAGAACGCTGAGAATCCGTCCGACAATGCACACGAGATGATGTGGGACGTTGAGCAGTGCTTGAACCGGGTGATTGCCGTCAACACGCGCAACGGCAACCCGCTTTACCCCGAGCACTACATGCTCGACAAAACCATTTCCAGTTTTGCCTTCGGGCCGGGTGTTGTTCGCCCTGCTACCGAGGGCATTTCCAACAGGGCCTTTTTCTACCTGCCGGTGCGAATTGGTCTTGTCACCCGCAACGGTTGACACTATTCTCGCGGATAATTTCAACCGTTTGTTCATCGTTCCACAAGGAGCTACATCATGCCTTTGACTTCCGATCTCGGCGGCAAGAACTACATCCTCGGTCGAGGCCGGGTGTTCTTCGACCGCTTCGCTTCCAACGTGTCCGTGACCGCTGCCACCCGTGGCGAAGGTGAACGCTACCTGGGCAACACCCCGGAGCTTTCGACCAACTCGTCCACGGAAAACCTCGACCACTACGACTCTGACGGTGGCGTCAAGAGCAAGGACGGTTCTGTTCAGTTGAGCTTGGATCGCTCCGGTGCTTTCACCTGCGACAACATCACCAGCGAAAACTTGGCCTTGTTCTTCCAGGGCAACGCATCGACCCTGACACAGACTGCACAGACCGCCGTGGTCGAAGTGCTGACTGGTGCCAAGCGTGATCGCTTCTACCAACTCGGCGTGAGCACCGCCACTCCCTCGGGTGTGCGCAAGGTCACCAACGTGGTCGTCAAGAAGGGCGCTGGTTTCACGACCACCGTCGCTGAAGCTGGCAACTATGAAGTCGATGAAGTCACTGGCCGCATCTACGTGCTGCCCGGCTCCGTCGGCATCCCTGACAACACCGACATCCAAGTGACCTACGACGTGCAGGCTTCGACCCGCTCGTTGGTGGTCTCGAAGAACCAGTCGATCTACGGTGCTCTGCGTTTCGTGTCTGACAACCCTGTCGGCAACAACAACGACATCTACATGCCCTACGTCAAGTTGTCGCCTGACGGTGACTACCAACTCAAGGGTGATGACTGGCAAGTCATGGGCTTCACGGTCGAGATCCTCAAGAAGACCTCGAACATCGAAGCCATCTACATCGACGGTCGCCCCGTCTGATCGAAAGTAGAGCATGTCCCTCGCTTCCTATACCCCCGAAACCCGCGAAGTACCGCTCGGACGTGGCAACACGTTTTCCGTGTCCGGGCTGTCACTTCAACACATCGAAATCCTCGTTCGCACACACCTCGAAGACATCGAGGCGTTGTTCGATCTCATTGCCGACGGCGCTGGCAACTTCGAGCCCGACGACCTCAAGAAGTTGGCGATCTCCCTGGCCACGCGTGCTCCCGGCTTCGTGGCCAACGTGATTGCCCTGGCCGCTGGTGAGCACGATGCGACTGCCAACGCAGCACGCTTGCCGATGCCCGTGCAGATCCAGGCCATCCATGACATCGGTGAGTTGACGTTCACCGAGGTGGGCGGCATAAAAAAATTCATGGAGACCGTCGCGGCTCTCCTGGGAACAATGTCGGCAACAATGCCCAAGAAGCTCAGCAAGGTAACAACCCGGATGATGAATCCAGGGTAATCCGGTTTTACCGGGGCCTTCGCCGCGATGTGAGCTTGCTCTTGTCGGAAGGCCATCAGGACGCAAGGAAGTATCCAGTTGCGTTCGCATGGTCGGAAGCTCGAATCGTTAGGCAGCGCAATGCGTTTCGACGACGAGAGGAAACGGCGCTGCTTCAAATGGCTGTAGCGTCCGTCCTCTCAGATAAAGCGGGTAAGCAACTCGCAAAACTGATGGAAAGGATGGACGAAAGTGACTGACCAAAAGACCATTGACCTGATCATCCGGGCAAGCCTGGAAGGTAAGGCTGATCTCAACACTGTCACCAAAGCCATCAAGGGTCTTGAGTCGGCACTGGATGCTCAGACTCAAGCGGCAAAGAAGGGTGAGTCTTCAATCGACGAGTTGAAGGCCACCCTTTTGTCGTTGGAGCAGGTTCAACGCAACCTCACTCGCAACTCGTCCCTGGTCAAAGAGTTCGACGCACTGCCTACCAAGGTTGATCGTGCCTCGCGCTCGGTCGAGAAGGCCAAGACCGCATACGAGAAGCTCGCTGAAGAACAGAAGAAGTCTGCGACGGTCACCGAGGAACAGAGCCAAAAGCTGTTCGACCTGTCTGCGAAGTACGAGAACGCACAGAAGCGTCTTGACACGCTGATCACCCGTCAAGGGGCACTGCGTACCGAACTGCAAGCCCTTGGTGCCGACACCAACGATCTGAGCACCTTCCAGCAGCGGCTTGTTCAGACATCGGCTGACCTGGGTGTCGTGTACGCCAAGACCAAGCAAAGCATCGCCTCGTATGCCGACGACGTGCGCAGTGCCCGTGAGGCGCAACGAGCCCTGGCTGCTGAGCAAGCCGCTGCTGCCAAAGAAGCCCAGCAGTTCGAAGCTGCCGAGAAGCGTGCGACGGCTGCTGCCAATGCTCGTGCTGCCGCTGCACAAGAGGTGGCCGATGCGCTCTCGAACCGTCGCTCGGAAAGTGCTGCTGCTGGAAATCAGTTCAACAACGATGCGGCTGACGCTGCACGTGCGCGTGAGCTTGCCCAACTGCGGGCTGACATCACCCAACGCTCAGAAGAACAACTCGCCGTCGAGAAGCAACTTGCCAAGAACAGTGCCTTGGCCAAGACCGCTGACGACGCGCAACAAGCTGCTCGCCAGTACACCTCGTTGGCCCGTGCATCGGCTGACCTCGCGCCCAAGATCATCAGCGTGCGCTCTGCCGTTGAAGACATCCTGAACCCAACCAAGGCTGCGAACTCAACCCTGGATGGCTTGGAGACACGCATCTCCGATCTGGCTGGCACCATCGGCAAGATCAACGGCCCGGTGAAGGACTACCGCGAAACCCTGGTGCAGTTGAACGAGACACAGAAGTCACTCGCCACTCAGGCCAACTTGGTCGATGTCTACCAGCGTCAGGTTGCCGCCTTGCGCTCTGCCCGTGACGAGTTCACAACCGCACGAGCCAAGGTCGCTGAGTACGCTGCTGCCGTTCGCCAAGGTGGCGACAGTGGTCAACAGTTCACCGCATCGCTCACCCAGGCACAAGCCGCAGCCCAACGTGCTGCACAGGCCCTTCAGGCGCAGCTACAAAGCACGCGAGATGCTCGGGAAGCCCTGCGTACTGCCGGGATCGCTACGAATGATCTGACGACCGCTCAAGCCCGTCTGGTGGGCAGCAGCCAGCAAGCCAAGCAAGCGGCTGACGACTTGGGCAAGGCCGTCAAGGAATACGGGCTTGAGTCTGAGAAGGCAGGGGGCAAGTCGGGCAAGGGGATCTTCGGTGATGAAGGTCGTACCACCCTGTCGCTCGCACAGCGCATCCGTGGTGAGATCCTCGCGCTGACGGCTTCCTACGTTGGCTTGCAGGGTGCGATCTCCCTGGCCACGAGTTCATTGGACTCGTTCAACAGCCGTGCTGCCACACGCACGGTCATTGGCGTTGGCCTGCAAAGCACCGACAAGGCTCAGATCGACGCCGAGTACGCGTACATCAAGGGTCAGGCCGACCGCATCGGCTTGGTCTTTGCCGACACCGCCAAGCAGTACAGCAAGTTCGCAGCCGCAGCAGCTTTTGCCGGTCGCCCTCGGGAAGAGATCAAGTTCATCTTCGAGTCGTTCTCCGAAGCTGGCCGAGTGCTCAACTTGACGCAAGACAATCTCAACGGCGTCTTCCTCGCGCTTGAACAGATTTTCTCCAAAGGAAAGATCAGTGCTGAAGAACTGCGTCAGCAGTTGGGCGAACGCCTGCCTGCTGTGTTCCAAGTCGCACAAGAGGCGCTCAAGGGGCAGTTCCCCGATCTGAACAAGGCCATCGAGAAGGGTCAGGTTGGCGCAGAGAACCTTGTGCTGATCGCACAAAAGTACCGTGAGATGGTTGGCTCGCAACTGCCCGGTGCAACGCAGAGCTTCGCAGCCTCGCAAGCCCGTCTGACCAATGCCATCGAAGACTTCAAACTGGCCATTGCTGACGCCGGGTTTGTCGATGCTTACGCGCAGGCCATCGGTGAGGTCACGAAGTTTCTCCAAAGCTCTGACGGTCAGAAGTTCGCAGAAGGTCTTGCGCAGTCCTTCCAAGCTGTTCTGAACGTCGTGCTGCTGATCGTCAAGAACTTCGACGAGTTTGGTGCGGTGCTTGGCACCATCGCAGCACTCGGCGCGGTCAAGCTGTTCACTGACATGGCGCAAAGCCTTGTGACCTTGGGCGTGGCCGCTCGTGGTGCCGCTGTCGCGTTGACGGGCATCCAGAAGGCGGCATTGGTGCTCAGCGCATTCATCGTCGGCTGGCAGATCGGTCGTTACCTAAACGAGAAGTTCGTCGAGGTGCAAGCCTTCGGTGTTGCCCTGGTGACAGGGATGGACATCGTTTGGACGAACATCAAGTACGGCGCACAGATCATGTTTGCCGAACTGCCCAAGTACGCTGAGAACGCGGGCATCGCCATTGAGAACACGCTGCTCAAGATGGTCAGGGGTGTGATGCGGGCCTTGGCCAACATCGCATCTGCTGTCGGCTCGGAAGACTTCGCCAAGCTCTACAACAAGATTGCTGACGGTCTGATCGAAAAGAGCTACAAGACCACGACCGACAAGGCGGTGGCGTTGCGCAAGGAGATGGAAGACGAGATCGCCAAGATCAAGAAGATCCAAGGTGAGATGTTCGACGACATCATTGCCGGTCAGAAGAAACTTGATTCTGCGAAGAAGCCAGCATCTAGCACAGGGTTCCCAGGCTTGAACGCAAAGAGCAACAAGACTGGCCCAACCGAAGCCGAGTTGGCCAAGTCTGCTCGTGAGGTCGAGGCTCTTGAAGATCGCGTGCTCGCGCTCGAAGGCCGCATCGAGCGTGCGGCATCGCAGACCTTGGACACACAGCTTCAAGGCGTGGACAAGAGCACGAAGGATCTGCGTGACGACATCACCACCAAGGTCAAGGATCTCCAAAAGCGCAACGAACTCCTGGCACGCGTGGACGAAGCCAACAAGGCCCTGCGTCTGCAAACGACCGAGAAGTTCAACAAGGAGATCGCAACCGCCGAAGAGTCGTTGCAGCGTCAACTTGAGCAAGCCGAAGCTGCTGCTGGCCGCAAGTCCAAGGCAAGCCTCGATGACCGTCTGAATGCCGTCAAGCAGTCCTACGCGAAATACTTCCGCGAGGTGGACGACCTCATCGCCAAGCAACAGGCCAATGGTCTCGACACCACACAGACCCAGGCATCCCGCGACAAGATGGGCGGCATCGTCGGTGAGCTTCAAGGTCTTGAGGCCAAGAAGTTCTACGAAGAACGCATCAACGAGGTGATCAAGCAGCGTGCTCAGCTTGTTGCGGCAGTACGCGCACAACAGCAAGCGGGCACGATTGATCAGGACACGGCTGCTCAACGCATCAACGAGATCAACGCACAGTCACTTCCAACGATCACTGCGATCAAGGATCAAGCTGTTGCTTGGGCTCAAGCCAACCAGCAGATTTTCGGCACACCTGAGTTGCAGCAGGCGTTCATCGCCAACATGCAGGCCATCTCGACCGAGGCAAGCAACACGAAGAGTGAAATGACCTTGCTCCAAGAGAGCATGAAGAAGGGTCTGATCGAAGGCGTGGGCAAGGGACTGGATACCGTGATGCAGACCTTCGGTGAGGTCGCAGCAGGGCAGATGTCGTTGCGTGAAGGCTTCAACAGCTTGGGTACATCTGTGGCCCTGTTTGCTGCGCAGTTCATCCGTCAGATCGCCATGGCCATCTTGCAAGCGATGGTGCTCAAAGCAATCATGGCCACGATCCCAGGCTTGAACGTGGCATCTGCTGCTTCGTCTGCTGGTGGTGTTGCCACTGCTGGTACTGCAAGCATCCCCGCCAACGTAGCTCACACAGGTGGCACAGTGGGCTCGCTTCAGCGTTCACGTTCTGCCCCGAGTGCTTGGTTCGCCAACGCACCGAAGTACCACACGGGTGGCATTGCTGGTCTCGCGCCATCCGAGTACCCCGCGATCTTGCAAAAGAACGAAGAGGTGCTCAAGGCGTCTGACCCTCGCAACATCCTCAACGGTGGTGCTGCTGCCGGTGGTGGGCAACCTGCTGAACAAGCCCCTGTGCGCTTCGTGCTCGTGGATGACCGCAGCAAGATCCCTGATGCGATGAACAGTGCTGACGGTGAGCGGGTGATCCTGCAAACCCTGGTGCGCAACGCATCGACCGTTCGTAGTGTCCTGGGTCGCTGATCATGATCTACACACCATTCGAGTTCCCCGTACCTGCACCGCACTCAGCCTCTTTCACCGATGGTGAGAAGGCTGTCTCCGTGGCCACGCCGCTCGCGTCTGCACCGGCTCGCTCTGAACGCATGATCAGCCGTTGGATCTACCTCGCGCCTGGGTTCTACACGATGCACGGCATCACGAAGACCTCGGGCACTTGGTTGCTCAACAGCGTGCGTCAGGCAGGCTCTACCCTGGTCGAAGAGAAGCAACTTCTGTTCACCACCCTCGCATCGCAAGGCGTGGTTGACCGGGAGTTCTACGTCAGCCGTGGTGGTGTCAAGAAGCTCGACATCATCTTGCGCAACATCTCAACGTCTGCCGGTGAGTGCTACGCCGCTTTCAACATCAAGCGCAGTGGGAATCTGATCTACGCATCAGACAACGAAGGTTGGGTGGCCAGTGACACCAACAAGGTTCTCACGAGCCAGATGCCCGCCTTGCCCGATTACCGAAAGTCACTTCCGGTTTTCACGCTCACCCCGAACTGGCAAGGCGGCATCCTCGAAAAGCTGGAATACCTGACGAACGTGTTGCCTAGCAGCACGGACGCTGAGCAACGCCGGATGCTGCGTGTTCACCCACGGCGTTCGTTCGAGGTGTCGTTCTTGCGTGAGAAGGACGAGCGTGCTCGCCTTGACTCGTTCGTCTCGGGTCATGGGCATGAGCCGTTCCTTGTGCCCTTGTGGCATGAGGCAGTCCGCTTGCCGTATGGCGATCCAAAGGAAACCGCTGAGATTCCTTTCGATGGCTACAATCTCATCTCAAATGGCGCACACCTAAGCAACGGCTCTCAGATGTCTTGCGGCTTAGACCTGCTGTTTGACCTGATCTCCGATGGCTCCGTCACCTCTGACGGGACACAACTTTCTGACGGCTACGAGGATTGAACATGGCCAACTTGACACCTACCCCCGACGAGAACGCAGATGTCTTCCAGTGGGATGGCCAAACGCCACTTATCGGTGGCTCGCCTACGGCACCGTTGAACCGTCAGGCACAAGCACTGCTGAATCGCATCGCTGGTGTGAAGGCGACACTGACGACAGCGATTGCCACAGTTGCATCGGCAGCACAGTCGGCTCAAGACGCAGTGCAACTGTTCCTTGGTTACCGGCAACTTGCGCAGATTCAGCGGTTCTCAACAGGTGCATTTGCATCCGGGACAACCCGTTTCAATTACGACAACACCGTTCCTCTGAGCAACGAAGGTGATCAGTACCTAAGTGTGACGATCCCGCCTCAAGACGCGAACAGTACATTGACGGTGAAGGTTCTGCTGAACTTCGGCATTAACGTCAGCGCCACAGCGGCAGTTGCCTTGTATGTTGACGACGAAACAGAAGCTCGTGCTGTGACAGCGAAGACATTGCCCAACAACGGGGACTCTGCCGGTCAGATGCTTCTCAGCTTCTCGATGGTTGCTGGTTCAACGTCTCCGAAGACGTTTAAGGTTCGCGCTGGTATTTTGGGTGCGCCTGTAGGCACTTTCTCAATCAACGGACTACCGAACCTTGGCGCGACATTTGGCGGGAAGATGATTTCATCCATCGAAGTTAAGGAGTATTTGCCATGAGCTACAAAGTCGTGATCGCCCAAGATGGTTCGGTGAAAGCATGTGGGCCAAACGTGCCTGAGTACGCACCCCATGTCCCAGCGGGTTGCCAGCTTGTTGTGCGTGACACAGTGAGCCTCGTCACCCTTGACCCGACTGCGCAGATCGCAGCCATCGAGGCAACGATCACACCTCGTCGCATGCGTGAAGCTGTGCTTGGCACAGACAACGGTTGGCTTGCCGCCGTGGATGCACAGATCGCTTCTTTGCGTTCACAGCTTTGAACTGAGTCAGGGTCTAGCCTGTGGCCAATCGCATCATCCACACCAACTACGGACTGCGGGCGCTGGGTCGTGCCTTGCCATCCCTGACCCCTATCACTGTTGCCAACGTAGCCGTTGGTGCGGGTGTCACAGATCCAGATCGTGCAGCTACCGGGCTTGTCGATGAACGCTTTCGCTTGCCACCAGCGTTCGTGTACTACGCCGACAGCGAGACGCTCGAAGTCATCATCGAAGTGATCCTGCCGGTGACGACAACGCAGTTCACCCCGCGTGAAGTTGCTCTGTTCGATTCAACAGGCGGTTGCCTCGCGGTCGGTGAGTTGAATCGCTTTACCAAGCTGCCTGATGACCGCATGCGCATTCGCATGCACTTGGCCTTGCCGAAGAACGGTCTGATCGCAACCAGCAGCGGTGTCGTTGGTGACCCCAAGCGCATCGAGTTCGCACCGGGCACCCTGGTTGATCGTGAGTTCGTGGCCAACACGATGGCACTGCTCTACAACCGCGATGCCGTCACACCGGAGGTGGTCAAGATCGAGAGCGTCACCGACAGCGCGATCACCCTCACTGACGCACCAACACGCTTTTGGCCCTCTGGCTCACGGCTTGCGCCACTGCGCGTTGCACGGTTCGATGCGCTGCCACAGATCGCCAATATGACGGATCGTGTGGGCACAAGCACTGCCCGCTTTGAGTTGCTTGAGAACTCGCCATACGAGCCGGTTGAGGATTGGGGCTACTGCGCACCCGTCTTCAACTTCCCGCTTGATTGGGCGGACTCCGTGACCGTGAGCCACGACCGCAACGTCAGCATGGTTGAGAGCGTCATGGGTGATCGGCACATTGTCGATCCAGGCCAGCGTGATCGAGTGATGACGCGTGCTGGTCTCAAGCTCATTGGTCGTGAGCAGGCTTGGGCCTTCCGTCGCTTCCTCTCGGCTGCACGCGGCAAGACCGTTCGTTTTTGGGCACCGTCGTTCACCATGGACATCGAGCCCATCGGTGCCATCAGTGGTGACTCCTTCGTTGCACGAGACACCGGCTTTACCGAAGCCTTCGTCAAGCCACAAGACAGCCGCTTGATGATCGCCATCGTCTTCACGGACGGTCGGCCCACGCTGTACCGCAAGCTCACTGGCGTCGTGCGCGTGCTCACGGGTGAGCGGTTCTACCTCGAAGTGCCGCTGCCGCTGATCAAGCGTGAGGACATCGACAGCGTGCAGTTCATGATCCCCTCGCGCTTCGATCAAGACACGTTCGAGTTCCGCCACCACGTCGATGACAGCAAAGCCGTGTCCACGTCTGTCGTGCTCAAGTCGTGCGATGTGACGGGCATGCCGGTCATCGAGTGCTTCACGACATCGAAGCCGTACCCGATCCATTCGAGCGAGATGATCGTAAGTGGCATGACGGTCACAGGCGGCTTGCTGCAAGAGGTGGCACCACCGTTCGCCGGTATCGCGCCAAACATGAACGTCTCAGGTGGCCAGCTTGTCGAGCCCCTGACGGACATGAGCTTCGAGCCTGAAGCCATGGACGTTGGCGTCAGCGTCACAGGCGGCACGCTCGCGGCATCGCTCACGCAGATCACGGCAGAGCCAGATGGCATCGTCGTCCTCATGGACGTGTCGAGCGGTCAACTCAAGAACGCCCTCATCACGATCACCGACGAGCCACACGGGCTCGAAACTTCTCTCAGCGTTACCGGAGGTACATTGGAATGAACCATGCAAACGTCAATTTCGCAGGACGCTACAAGCTCACTGCCACCAAGCCCGATGGCACTCAACGAGTTCTGTCCGATTGGTTCAACAACCTTGTGCTGCTCAACGGTCTGAACCGCATCGGCACTGGCGGCATCATGTCGATGGCCCATGTCGGTTCAGGCTCGTCAGCACCGGCCTTCGGTGAGAGCTTGCTGAGCAACCTCATCGGTACATCCGAGAACGTGCCGGGTGCTGACATCACGGGCACGAACCTCGGTGAAGGCTATGCCTACTGCCGACGCACCTTCCGCTTCCCGGCTGGCACGGCCACGGGGAACATCTCGGAGGTGGGCGTGGGCTGGGCATCCAACCAACTGTTCAGTCGTGCCCTGGTCAAAGACGGTGCTGGTGATCCAACCACGGTGACCGTGCTTGCCGATGAGGTGCTCGACCTCGTGTACGAGCTTCGGGTCTACTGGCCAACGACAGACAACACCACGACCGTGACCCTCGGTGGCGTGGGCTACAGCGTCACGGTGCGTGCAAGCGACGTTGACCAGTGGGCGACAGGCACGTCCATGTTTGCTTACCTGTTGGCCAACGGTGTGACCAACGGGCTTCAAGACGTGTTGGGCTACAACGGGAGCTTGGGCACGATCACAGAAGGCCCCGGTGGTGACTTCGTTGGTCGCCCTGCCGTGAAGACCTTCGACGGCTCGTACTCGAACAACAGCCAAGAGCGCAACATGAAGCTGGTCGCTGGCCTGGGTGACATCACCGAGTCGGTCAGTGCGTTCAACGTGATCTGCCCATTGGGTGTGTTCAAGATGGGCTTCACCCCGCCGATCCCCAAGACCGGCAGCAACATCCTGACGATCAACTTCCGCCTGTCCTGGGCTCAGAAGGAAATCTGATGCTGCCGTCAAACGCACCATCTGCCTTCCCACTGCCGGGGCGCTTCTTGAGCCCCGATGATCGCGTCACGGGTGATCTGATTGACCATGAGCGGGGCGGCATCGGATTGAACGACGCCAGCCTTGGTCGTGACGTGCAGGAGTGGTCTTGTTGGTACGACGGCGTTGAGGTGATCGCTGCCCCTGACGGTGGCCAGCAGTACCAGCTTTTCACGCATGCCGGGATCGAGCAACTGAGCTTCACGTTCGATCAGAACATGCGCCCCCTGGTTGTGTTCATCGCCGCTGGCGAGACTAAGTTGTGGTGGTATGACCCGATGGCATCGGCCTACGTGTCCACCAGCTTTGGCACCAGCTTCAAGAGCCCACGCTTGGCCATGGATGACAAACGTGCGATGGCCACAAGCACATCGGACGTGATCTTCGCTTACATTCGCTATGACAGCGGTTCATCCTCCCACGCTCTGTGTTACCGGCAGCAGCGGGATCGCTATCAGACCGAGCGTGTACTGCGCACGGGCCTCTCGTCGAGGACGCGCTTGAAGAACATCGGCATGTCCTCAAACCTGCGCTTCCAGTTTGAGTTGGTGTGACCCATGACCTTCAACGCCTACGAAACATCCACAGAGGGTGGACGCCCCATCCGGTGTTACCGCTTCATGTTCGACGATCTGAGCAAGGTCTTCGGCTACACCTCATGCGACACCGAGCAGTTCATTGACGACGGCACCACGCAAGTGTGGTGCGTGCCCGTGGCCATCAAGGACGACGGTGTGAAGTTCTCGGGCGACAAGGTGGCCGACACGATCAACATCACAGCGGCATCGGAGATTGAGCCCGCACAGTGGTTCCGTCGCACCCCACCCTCGACAGCCGTGCGCGTGACGATCCACGACCGGCACGTTGGCGACAACGAGTTCACGATCACCTACGTCGGTGAGATCCGTGAGGCCAGCTTCGACAGCCCTGGCCAAGTCAAGTTCGCAGTCAGCGAGATCGGTGCGTCCCTGGATCGAGAAGGCTTGCGTCTGTGCTGGCAACGCACCTGTCCTCACACCGTCTACGACCCCACCAACTGCAAAGTCAACCCGGTGCTCTGGCAGACCTCCATCGTGGTCACCGACATCTCGGCATCAGGCATCACCGTTGAGGGGCTTGGTGGTCTCCCTGATCACAAATTCGACGGTGGTTTCATCACGTTTGAGCACCCGGTCAAAGGGTCGATGAGCCTGACGGTGCGCTCGCATGTCGGGAACACGCTTCAGATTTTCGAGGGCACGGGTGACATCCTCCCTGGCGTCTCGGCTTTCGTGCACCCCGGATGCAACCACACACCCGATGCCTGCACAGCGTTTGGGAACTACCCCAATTACGGTGGCGTGCGCTCTCTTCCCGGCAAGTCACCGTTCGACGGCAACCCCGTGTTCTAAGGAGCCATCATGCATATTGCAATCTACGTGGCCATCGTCATTGCCACATACCTCATCACTGCGGCGCTGACGCCCAAGGCAAAGCCGCAGCCCCCCACAGCGTTCGAGGACATCGACTTCCCCCAGGTTGACGAGGGCACACCGCAAGCTGTGATCTTCGGTGATTGCTGGTCAGGCGATTGGGTCGTGCTTGCCGTTGGCAACTACCGCACTGAGGCTGTGCGTTCCAGCGGTGGGGGCAAGAAGTGAGCGAGCCAATCATCGTGACCGTTGCCGACGTGCGTGCGTGCAACCTGTGCGTGCGTGGTGCCCGTCAGTGGTTCAGCCTGCATGGTTTGGACTTCTCGACGTTCCTCATCCACGGCTACCCCATTGAAACCATCGAAGCCACGAACGATGCCTTGGGCACGAAAGTGGCCACGTATGCACGTGCTCGTGCAGCAGGAGAAGAAGCATGAGCCGTTGGCATCGTCATGAGTGGGACATGCTGCCCGAGCGGGCTTTCCAACCCCGTGGGCCACATGGCCAGATGACCCTTGAAGGTGGGGGCGGTGGTGGCGGTGGCTCACAAGTCATTGGCTATCGCTACTCCTTTGGCATCCACATGGGTGTGTGCCGTGGCCCTGTTGATGAACTCGTGGCCATCCGTGTCGGTGACAAGTCGGCATGGACAGGCAGTGTCACGGGCTCAGGTTACTTCCCGATCAACAACTACAACCTGTTCGGTGGTGACAAGGGCGAGGGTGGCATCCAGGGTGAGGCCCATGCGATGTTCGGTCATCCTGCCCAATCGAGCTTGCCCCAGCTTGAGGCAATGACGGGTGTGGCACAGCCTGCCTTTCGCGGCATGTTCACCTTCTTCTTCGACGGCATCATCTCTGCGATCAACCCGTACCCGAAAGCGTGGAAGCTGCGCGTTCGCCGGATCATCCAGGGCTGGCAAGCTGACACGCTGCCCACCTGGGCCTTGAGCTACGCCAAGATCGTCATGGTGCCGTCTGACGCTGCTGCGTTGGGCACCGGCTACGGGGACACGGACATCCATGCGATGAACCCTGCCCTGATCATCTACGAGTGCCTGACCAACCGTGAGTGGGGTCGAGGTTTTCACCCAAGCGCACTCGACACCGAGGGCACGTTCCGCCAAGCCGCACAGACCTTGTACGAAGAAGGCTTCGGCATGTGCATCAAGTGGTCGCGCAAGGACTCGATCAAGTCGTTCATTCAGGGTGTGCTCGATCACATTGCAGGCACGCTCTACACGGATCGCACGAGCGGTCTGATCAAGCTGCGGCTGATCCGTGACGACTATGACCGTGACACGTTGCCGCTGTTCACACCCGAGAGCGGGTTGTTGGAGATCACAGGCAACACGGTCAGCAACAGCGGTGAGTCGGTCAACGAGATCCAAGTCAAGTACCGGCACCCGGTGACCAACGAGATGCGGATCGTTCGCACTGACAGCCTCGGTGCGATCCGTGCTGCCGGTGGCGTCAACAACCCGAGCACCCGTGACTACCCTGGCTTGCCGACAGCAGAGCTTGCCTTGCGCGTGGCTGAGCGTGACTTGCGCACCGTGGCCACCTCGCTTCGCCGCTACTCCTTCACGCTAGATCGCCGGGGCTACGCGATCTACCCTGGCCAAGCCATTCGCATCGCTGACCCGTCAACGCTGGTGCCCGACACCGTGGTGCGCGTTGGCAAGCTCGACGACGACTTCGAGAGTGGTCGCATCAAGGTCACAGCCGTGCAAGACGTGTTCGGTCTGCCGTCTGAGAGCTTTGGTGGCACGGTGGGTCAGACGTGGACGCCACCTGACAACAAGCCCTGCTTGTCGTATCACCGTGTTGTCGAGGCTCCGTACTTCATGGTTGCCCGCAACACGTCGGCTGCTGACTTCGCCTACGTCGATACAACGTCGGCGGGCATGCTGACGATGTGCAACGAAGGCAAGCCACTCAACGGTGCTTATGACATGGCCGTTCGCATCGGTGGCTCCACCACGGACGACAACCCGCCTGATGGCTCCTACAACTGCCCGATCTGATCATGGCCACCTCCGACTACACCGTCACCGCTACCTCGATCCCGTTCTGCCCGAACGCGGCCTTGTCGTCTGCCATTGCCCCACTGACCACGGTCATCCCGATCACGGGCTACCGATCTGCCGGCATTGAGGAAGTCGTTGCCGGTGAGGCTGCGATGATCAACGACGAGATCGTTCGCATCGAGAGCTTCAGCCCTGTCTCGATCACCGTGGCCCGTGGCTGCGCTGACACGATCCCCCAGGCGCACGCAGCAGGCTCGACCATCTGGTTCTTCGACGACAGCTTCGGCAATGACGCTCGTGAGTACGCCGGGTCTGAGACCATCGCTGTGAAGTTGCTTCCGAAAACGGCCAGTGCCCAGGTGCCCATTGCCAACAGCACACCGGCCAATGTGACGTTCAACTTCCGCTTTGCCCGTCCTTACGCACCCGGCAAGGTCGAGGTCGATGGTGAGCCGTTCACTGCCGTGAGCATCGTTGGCCCTGCCAATCCTGCTTTGAACCTGACCTGGGCGCACCGTGATCGCGTCAGCCAGTTTGACCAGTTGATCGACCACAGCATGAGCAGCGTCGGCCCCGAGGCTGGCACGACGTATGTTGTGAAGGTCTACAAGGCTGACAACACGCTCGTGCGCACCGTCTCAGCCATCACCGGGACATCCTGGGGATTACCCCTTGGCCACGGCGAGAAGTGACTTCGGGATCACGGTGGGTGCCGGTGCTGCGTTGACAGCCGGCTACCTCACGCTTGAGTCCGTGCGCGACGGCTACGTCTCGTGGCAGAAATACCGGGTTGAGTTCCAAGTCAGTAACGCCGCAAGTTGATTTTTGCGGGTGTTGGAAAAACGCAGCTTGTGCGTACAATGAGCGTCCAAATGGTTGATTCGTCAACATAACTTTGGAACGCCTATGCAAAACAGCCAGCTTAATCCGGTGGAAGCGATGGTGGCGTTGCTCTTGCTGGTCTTCTCACCGGAAGCTGCCAAGATCATCGGCCCCTACGCAGTGATCATCCTCTCCGCGACGACGGGAGCCGCTTGGTCTCTCGGTCGCAGGCAACCGACAGAGCGCAATGGGGCGCTGTTCTTCATCTGCAAGATCATCTTCACGGCTTGCTTGATCACCGTGGCCCTGGCTGTACTGCTGACGGGCTACTTCAAACTCAACATCGACATCACTTGGTTGCTTGCCCCCATCGGCTTGCTCATCGGCGGTGTTGGCGAGGATTGGAATGATCTGATCAAGTGGGTTTGGAGCAAGGTCAAGAACAACATTCCGGGTTTGAAATCGGATGTTCAGGGTGCCACAGGAGATGACAATGCACAGCGTTGAACTTTGGGCCTCTGCGAATCTGACCATCTGTGCAGGCTGCTTTTGGGCTTGCGTGTGCCGCCTCAACACGATGACGTGTGCGGTGCCCAAGAAGGTCCGACTCCAATTCGTCTTGATTCTCGTCGGTGCGATGGCCAGTGGCCTTCAGCCGGTGTTGTTTCAACAGTGGCCGGGAGTGGGGCAAACCCTGTTCTCGGCTGCTGTCTTTCTCGGTCTGCTGTTGTCCATGTCGAGATGGCGTGACGGGCCACCTGAAGACCTCATCTGCAAGGGAGAGCGCAAATGACTCAGATCACCTTGGCCCAGTACTGGATGGGTCGTGATGGCACAAACCCGTTCGATCTCAGCACGCAGATCCGCAAGAACGCTGAAGTGCTGCTGGCGCTGGTCAACAAACTCATCGCTGTGGCCGAAGCTGACGGTGTGCAGTTCCACATCAACCCGGTGCGCAAGAGCAATTTGACGAGCGGTTGGCGTCCACCATCGGTTAACGCCACCACCAAGGGTGCGGCTGTGAACTCACTTCACATGACCGGCCAAGCGGTTGACGTGTACGACCCTGACGGTGACTTCGACGAGTGGCTCATGAGTGACCGTGGCCAGCAAGCGATGAAAGACCTGGGAATTTGGCATGAGCATCCAGCCGCCACAAAAGGCTGGACGCATTTGCAATCCAAGCCGCCCAAGTCCGGTCGTCGCACCTTCTACCCATGAGACCAACCATGAGCTACAAAGGCAAAGGTGTCTATCACGCTGGCCCTGGTGGCATTGAAAAGCCGGGTGACTTTGGTTGGCGAATTGATATTGGCCGCGAACAAGTGGATGGCATTCAGCGAGACGCTGTTGCCCAGGTGACATTTGTGCAGCACTGCCCGAAGTATGGAGTGTGCATGATCAAGGTTCATCAAGCTCCACCAGATCAGGCTAAAGCCATTTGGCAGTGGGACGGCAATTGGGAAGCTCCTACGATTAACCCATCTATCGGGTGTGACAACGCACCGCGATGTGGATCACACCGAACCATTGTGTGCGGTGTACCAACCTGAGACCAACCATGCTGATCCCCACCGGATACAAGGTTCTCGCTGGTGCCGCTCTTGCGGCCCTTTGCGCTTTTGGCATCTGGTCTTATGGCGAGATGCGCTACGCCGATGGCCAGCAGTTCGAGAAGTCAGTCAACGACGCATTGGCCCTGACCAAGAGCGAAGACGAACGCCACCTCGAAGCCAACGTGACCACTGACAAGGATGACCGCTATGACGAATACATCGAAGCACGGGATCGTGCGATTGATGCTGCCGCTGCTGCTCACACTGAGCTTGGTCGGTTGCGCAACGACCTCGCCCGTTACCAGCGTGGAGCCAGCCAAAGCACCGGAACCCAATGCCGAGTTGATGAAGCAGCCGCGCTCGCTGAAAGCCTCGCAAGCTGCGCAGAACGACATCAAGCAGTGGCGAGAGACGCTGAACTCGACGCAGAGCAAGTGATCGGCTTGCAGCAGTACATCGAGACGATTGCCCCGATCTGCATCCGTGGTGTAACGCCACTTCCAAACTAACTTCTGAAAGGACTTACACCATGCCACCCATCGGACAACGCGAGGTAACTGCGAATGGCCTGACCATGCCCAATGGTCTCGGTGATGAACAGGACGACATCAAGAACTGGCGTGCTTTGGATCAGATGATCTCGGGCACTCACCCGACTGTTCAACTGCACAGCAACTTGAATCCGGGTGCTGCCGCTGCTGCACCCACGTTGCCCGCACCGGCACTGTTGGAGAGCTTTGATTCGACAACGGGCTTCACGGCATCCGGTGGCGCAACCATTGCACTTGACACGACCAACAAGGTGCAGGGCTCCGGTGGCCTGTCTTTGCGCGGTGGTGGCGTGTTGAACAACAACTCCATTGCAACGAAGTCATTGGCTGTGCCGCTGCCCAAGGACGCGCTGGGCGTGGTTGCGTTCTACGTCAACAAGCGACTGCCACGGGTCACACAGAACGCGGCCATGCGTTTCGGCGCTGGTGGCACGTACTCTGCGATGACCAACAAGGTCTCCGAAGCAAACATCGGCCTTGATTCTGAACCCGGTGGCTACTGGCAAGCCTTCCACCAGAGCGAGATTTCCGACATCCCTGTAACCATCGACGCCATTCAGGTGCGTGCGAACCATGGTGCGTCGAACTTCCCCTATGACGGTTACCTGACCTACGACGCTCTGTACTTCAACGCCAAAGGTCGTCCAACCTGGGTCATTGGCTTTGACGACGGTGAAGACACAACACACGACATCGCCTTGCCCATCATGCAAGCAGCGGGCTTCAAGGGCACGGTCTACATCCCAACCGCACAGATCGGCGTCTCCGACTCGATGACCTGGGATGAGGTTCGTGTCTTGCGTGACGCTGGTTGGGCGATCTGCCTCGACGGCTCACCTGATGACGCTGAGATGACCTTGGCTGCTTCTGTGCAAGCTGCCGTGGACAACTGCAAGAGCCAGTGGGTGAAGTTGATCCAAGAGGGTTGTGCCTCTTCAGCGATGTATCACATCTGCTACCCGAACGGCACCGCACACGTTTCACCCACGCCAGTGCAGATCGCAGCCATGACGGGCAACGGCACGACGGCTGTGACGTTTGGTGCTGCGGCTGCTGTGACCAACGGCATGGAGATTTACGGTGCGGGTGTACCTGAAGGAACCGTGGTCGTCAGTGGCGGCGGTGCCAGCGTGACAGGTGTCACTCTGAACAACGTGATCCCGACTCAAACCAAACCGGCCATTGCTCAAGACACGTCGGGCACCTTCTACATGGGCAAGCTGCCTGCTGCACTGAAGGCTGCTGGCTTCAAGTCGGCACGCCGCACGATTGGTGCTCCGGTGTTCTCGCGCTTCGGCTTCGCTGGTCGTGAGATGTACCACGCTGGTCAGGGTGTGTCGTCCATGACGTTGAACCAAGCTCTTGCACTCTTGGCTCAAGACGTGCTGCGTGGTCAGACGCGTGAGTTCTACTTCCACAAGATTCAAGAAGATCCTGTTGGTTGGACGCCTGACACGCAGAACGTGAGCATCAATATGTATCGCAGCTTCTTCGCTGGTCTCGTGGCTGCGATGAAGGCGTACACCGATGCCGGTGTTGCTGACGTTCTGACCAAGTCCCAATGGTACGAGCGCGACATCAAAGCGACGCTGCCTTGAACTAAGTTCCACATCCAATTGAAAGGAAAACCATCATGCCTCCTATCGGACAACGCGAAGTCACTGCCAACGGTTTGACCATGCCCAACGGGCTTGGCGACGAGCAGGACGACATCAAGAACTGGCGTGCCCTGGATCAGATGATCTCGGGTACTCATCCCACGGTGCAACTTCGCAGCAACTTGAATCCGGGTTCTGTTGTGACCAGCCCTTACGGTTCACGAAAGTCTGGTCGCTCAGCATTTCAGGCCCGTGTGGCACCAAGCTCGCGTGCAGCGGCCAACAGCACGATTGCCCTGGCGATCAGCCAAGCGGGCGGCTTCCGCGCATTCCGACTTGTCGTGCGCAACGCCAACACGACCGTGCCGCTGAACATCACGGCAAAAGCTGGGGTATCGGCTACAGCAACGCCATCCGGCTCAGGCATCAGCCCTGTCAACGTGACCTGGGGTCGAGACAACGCAGGCGCGTTGATCACATCCAAGACTGTCCCTGTTGGCTCCACTGCAAACATGATCGGTGGCCAAGCTGCTTCTGGCGTGGCAGTCTCAGACTGGATCGGGCTCGAAAGCATTGCCCGGACAGACGTGGTGGGCGCTGATCCGATCTTGTACTTGCGCATCGCATCACCAGACGGACTCTTGTACGACCCGATCGACTGGACTGCTGCGCTGCCTGTTTCCACTGGCCGCGTGCTGCGCTCGTCCTTTGCAAGCGGGGTTGACAACGTGGCTTCTTGGGCCACAGCAATGGCGCTGAGTGCCGCCAACTCGAACATCCTTCCGGACGTTTGTGTCGAGTTTTTGAGCGGCGGGCGCACAGCGTCAGTGGCTGTTTTTGCTGACTCACTCGCTGCCGGTGGGGCCTCCCCGACTGTCAACTACATCTTGGCAACGCAAGCCAAGCTCGCCACTGCTGGCGTTACCGCTGGCATCGGGATGTATGCTGTCGGCGGGCAACGTCGTCAAACGACGTCGGCAAACTTGCAGGCCGTAGTAGCTCTGCAAAAGCCTGACTTTGTTGTGATGCACGATTACTCGGTCAACTCTGCGGCCGCTCCGGCCATCGCGGCAAACGAGCAGTGGACGTACCTGTGCAATGACATTGCAGCGGTCGTTGCCAATGGTGGCATCCCGATCATCGTGACCATGCACACGAATGACACCTATGCTGCGCGAACCCGTGCAGCGTTCGGAGGCATTTACCCAATCGTGGACATGGCTGCGCTGCTCTCAAATGGTGCGGGTGGCATCCAAGATCAGTATTGCGCTGACCCTGTGTCGGATCGCACCCACATCTCTGCTCTCGCGTGCGACGTGGTTGGGACAGCACTTTCGGATGTGCTCGTTTCGCTGATCCCTGCGTAACACCACAACCCACCAAAACAAAAGGCCCCAAGCGGGGCCTTTCTTCATTGCGCCTGACCGCTCAACGGTCACAGCGATTCATCGTCGTCATCGTCGTCATCGTCGTCATCGTCGTTGAGGGGATCATGCTCAGCGGCTTCAGCAACCTTCTTGGTCACAGCCTTCTTCTCGGTCTTGGTGGGTGCAGCACTCACGTCGAGGGGCTTGGAGATCACACCGGCAACGTGTTCTCGCAGGGCCGCACCGATGGCGGGCACGTCCGAGACGTTCCAGTTGTAGCCGTTCTTGACCTTGGCCACGGGCTCAACGCCGTGCTCGATCAGGATCTCCGGCTTGAACTGAATCCCGAAGTGCTTGCACAGTTGGGTGGTGGTGACAATATCGCTCATCGCGCTTTCCTTCTTCTGGTGGTTGGGTTGTTGGTTTAATCGAGACCCGTTTCTGGCGGGGCTGTGCGGAAGATGTGAGCAATCGTCTCGAATGCCCTGGCCATCTCTTCGCGACGTTGCTGTGACTTCGGCAACCAGAAGGTCACAGCACTGCGGTCGTCGTCTTCAGGTGGGTGGTGCAGGCGAGGTGACGAGTGCAAGATCAGTTGCGCAGCGTGGTAGGTGACACCCGTGTTGCTCGGCTTCTCGACGATCTGAACTTCACTGGTGAGTTCTTGGCTGTAGACGTTGATACGCATCACACACCTCACAGAGCTTCGTCGTCTTCAGCCGCAGCAGCCTTGGGCACGTCACCCAGGATGCTCAGCGTGACCCGCTTGCCGTCCACGGCATCGGCGTGCTCGCGTGGCACGCGAATCAAGAACACCACGTAGTCGTTGTCCTCGTGGTCTTGGTAGGGGGCATGGAAGTCAGCCACGATCTCGGCGCTGGGCTCTGGTGTGGTTTTGAGCTTCTTCTTGCCACCGTTCAAGGTCTTCTGAGTCACCTTGCCCTTGCCGGTGCTCTTGGCCACTTCTGCGGCCTCTGTGAGCTTCTTGGCAGCACCCTTGGGATCTTTCTTGATCTCGCTGATGGCCAGCGTCGCAGAGACCTTGCCCTGCTCGACGAGCTTGCGCACAGCCGAAGGTGCTGACAGGAGACCCAGGAGGTCTTCAACGTACTTCTTGGTGTAGCCCAACTTGGCCGCGATACCCTTCTCGTCTTGGCCAAAGCCCAGCAGACGCTTGCAGACCACAGCGATCTCAATGGGGCTCAAGGGACGACCGGAGTTGCCGGTGACCAGGGCAACGGTGAGGTCTTCTTGTGAGGTGCCAGCGGGCTTGACGATCACCGGCAGGGCGACGATCTCGTGGCCCTCTGCGATGGCCAGTCCAGCGGCCTCGTGACGCGTGTGGCCACCCGTGATGTAGATGACGTTCTGGCCATCTTCCTTGGCCACGTAGCCTTCGAGCGGCTTGTCGCGGTAGAACCCGTTGGCGATGATCGAGTTCTTGATGTCCTGCACGTGCGCGAGGTACTCGGCGTTGCGCGTGCGGACGTTGAAGCCCTCGATCACACGGATGTTCTCGTAAGGCACCATCCAGAGGTCAGACGACGATGCGCCTGCCTCCTTCATTGCAGCTTTGACGCTGCCTGGGGCGAGGTTGTCAATCACAAGGTCTGTGGTTGGGGTTGCGGCGGTGCTCATGGCGGAAGTTCCTTCTCAGGGTTGATGGCCGATCAGATGGCCGTGGGTTGCGGTTGGCGAGAGAGGTAGCGGTGGGAGATCAGTGCATCAAGCAGTTCGTCAACCTGATCGTCAGGCAGCACCAGGGTCGAGGTCTGCGTGCCGTTGAGGCCCGGTGTGCGAACGGTGACAACGGTTTGCTTCTCGGCGTCTTCCTTCACGTTGAGGTAGCCGGGGTAGCTGCTGTTCGAGGCTTCGGTGTAGGCGAAGATGGTTTGCTCTTGGCTCATGGTCTGCTCCTAAGCAGGTGTTGATGGAGTGATCAGTGTAGTGGTCACACCGTGGGCAGGAAGGGCCGGATCGCAGCCATTCGCTTGCGCACAGAGACCCGATAGCGGTTGGTCTTCTCCGTGGCCGTCAGCGGTGCAATGGGCTCAGCGTGCGCCTTGGCACCGAGCATGTAGAACGGCTTGGTGTGCAGCTTGCGGCCTTCGGCAATGCGGTCGAAGTAGGCGATGTAGACCTGCTGTGGGAACTCCCGCGATGCACTGCTCATCATGGCCAGGGTGTTGCGAGCGGTGTTCTCAACAAGCCCAAGTTCTTCAGCGATCTCGATGGCGCTGAACGCCTGAGTCGGGTGCTCACTGAGGAAGGCCATGATCGCCTCACGGGCGGTGGTCTTGCCGGTGCGCAGACGGAGCACCTCGCGCTGAGCCCGGTACTCGGCATTGCGAAGGCTGGCGTGCTTGTCGAGCAGCTTGCCCAACTCGATGTCAGCCTTTGCGATGGCCATCTCGACTTCAGCGAGATCGGCTTGCACGCTCTTGAGACGATCAGCGGCAGGCAGCTTGAGGTACTTCTTCGTGTCCATGGTCAGAGATCCTTGACCTCGCAGATCACGCCCAAGCCCTGTATCTGCCAGTGCTCGGGGAACGTGTCAGGGCCTTCCGATGAGAGCCGCCATGCCCATTTGTGCTTGCCGTCAACTGGTTGTGGACGACCACGCCACGCGACGGCAACACCATCGTGCGTGAAGCGTTTGGCCTCGAAGTCGAACTCCTGTTCATCGGCACGACGGCCAACGATGCACATGGAGATGAACATCACACCGAGCACGGCACCGAGCGTCAGGCACGAGACGGCGACAAGGAGAACTTGGCTTGATGTCCACATGATCACTCCCCTTGGTCGGCTTGCTCGTCTTCATCCAGCATGGCCACGCGACGTTGCAGCGTGTCGATGGCCTCGGTCAGATCCTTGCGGAAGTCCTTCTGGCCACGGGTGCCGGTACACAAGAGCTTCTTGGCAGCATGGCCAATGGCTTGGTCGGTGACATTGAACAGATCGAGCACCCGGTACACGTCGATCTCGTCGAGGTGTGACACGTCCTTGAAGTAATGCGCGTGCTTGCGCTGGGCGCGGAACTGCGCTTGCCGCAGAGAGATCAACGTGTCGGCGGAAGGCTCGGTGGCTTGGGCGACGGAGCAGCCTTCAGGGAACACCAAGTCAGAGACCATGCCACCACAGTGTTGCTTAGGCAGACCGAGCGACTTGGCGATGCTTTCGAGGCTCTTGTTCACGAACTGCGCGAACGTCGTGTCTTGCTGCTCATCTTCAGCATCGAGCATGAACACATGCAGCGATGGGTGAGTCTTGGGAGACACACCGGAGAACGTCAACTTCGCAAAATGAACAAACTCTTTGTCCTTCACGTTCGTGGGCACGTCGAACGGGCTGCGCACACCGGCACGGCAGATCCAGAACTTATCCACTTGTGACCATGCGACGTTCTTGGCCAACAAGCGATGAGCCCTCTCTGCCTTGGGGTGTGCGTGGTACAGCACCTCGACAAAGGTGTTGTCGGGATCAGTGATGGCGGGTGGCACACCGTGAAAGAACATCCAGTTGGTCAGGACGTAGACTTCGGGGTGCTCACTGTGATTGAATTGTGTTCCTTGGGTCATCTCATCTCTCCTGTTGTGTTGGCGCGATCTTAAATCAGAATCAACCAAATGTGGAAGTAACTTCCAAAGAAAATTCAGAGTTCTTCGTCTTCTAGGATCACCTTGTTGGCTTGAAGCAGCACCACGCTGTAGATCAACTTCTGTTCGAGCTTCTCACCTGGGTACAGGCTTTCGTAAGCTCGATTCAACGTAGCGTCATCTTTGGCCATGATGGCGAACTCTTCGAACTCATGGGTGCTGATCGAGACCGCACGAGCGAACACGCCGAGTGTGCTGTCACCAACGATCCCGCTCACGTTCTCACGCAGCATTCTCTTCTTGAGGCTCATAGCTCACTTTCGAAGTCAAGGTGTTTGGGGTTGGCCATGGCGACGTCCATCATCTTGGCCGGGTCGAGCACGCACCGCTCGCTCATGCTCGTGGCCAGTTGATCGACCACGTACTGCACGTCGCTGTCCACCCTGGCCATGATGATGACCTCGGTGCCATCGCGCAGCCGCACAGCCGCAGCACGACCCCGGTAGGCCATGCTCTTGCCGTTAGCAAGTAGCTCGCGCTTGAGGGTCTTGATCCGGTTGGACATGAGGTTTGTCTTTCTGTGGGATGGGCTCAGCACGCACACGCTCGGCATACGTGAAGCCGGTGTAGACGCCGAACAGGAACACGGTGGTGAGGAAGAGTGGCTTCAGCATGGGTGGTTCTCCTGGGCGGTGGCGGGCCAGATGTCATCAAGGATGGCCTCGATAACGTGAGTCTTGACTTCTGAGCGTTCCCAGGCACCACCCCGCCCCCAACGCCCAGGGTTGATGTCGCTGATACAGCGATTGGTCAACGAGTAGCTGTATTGCCAGCGAGGGCTCTCGCGGTACTCCAACTCGCCGTTGCTCAAGCGGCCACGGTCGAGCACGCGCTCGCGGTACAGACGGAGGGCGACGGCGCGCAGAACTCGCTGCATCGCAGGCGTAGAGCTTGGCTCCCAGCCGGCGTCTTTGCAGATGTCGTTCATGAACTCGAACGGGTCATCCATGCAGCAGAACTCGATTGTTGGGAGGCTCGTCTGCGTCCAGTTCTCAGCCAGGGCGGTAATCATGGCTCTGGCAATTCGGCGGTCACGAAGTTCGGCCATATCAGCGGCTCCCTTCTACCTGAACGCCTTGGTTGGACTCCTGGGCGGTGGTGAGGAAGAGTGGCTTCAGCATTGCTCGGGTTCTTTCTGTGGCTTGGGGGTGAACGATGGGCAACTCTCACCCTTGGCTTCTGGCAAGCAGTACCAGGGGTCATCGACCTCCGGTGGCACGGGCTCACTGCGCTTGCAGGTTGCACACACGGGAGCACCGTTGCCCATGCAGTAGGTGAAGTGGGGGTTGTTCATGCTGCACCGCCTTGCGCAGCTTTCATCACTGCTTGCACGATGCACACGGCTTGGTCTTCGGTGTTCTCACCGTTGGCGAAGTTGCGCAGGGCTTCGTCCACCTCTGGCACCTCGGAGATGCGTAGGGCCTCGTCCCAGGTGGGTGCGGCGGGTGCTGCTACTGTGTCACGTGGCTTTTGTTCGGCTTTAGAGCGAACACGCTCACGTAAACGCGCCTCGATGCACTGGTTCAGTTGTGCGTTGTCTCCGGCTACGCCGCAGTTCCACCCAAACTTTGCGCCAGAAATCCATGCGCTGTCGTAAAGGCGGTCGGCAACGTCATCTGCCGATGCCCCCACAGACTGCGCGGGTGCTGGGCGCAGTGCCCACAGGCGGCGCTCGATGATCCCGGCGATGGCCTTGGTTCGGCGCTCATCGCCCATCGCATGAATGTCGTCAGAGCCTTCCATGCCGATCCAGCCACTCACCATGCCAGCCACGTACTCGCACCACTTGGACTGCTCATCAGACACAGGCGCGGCGGGTGCCTCGCGCAGTTGGTTCTCGTTGCTCATCGTCTGCCCTTCTGCACCTTGCGTGCGTTCTGCTTGTGCGTGCTGTGGGCACGACGAGTCTTGGTTGCTTTGGTGTTGCTGGGCTTAGCTGGCCAGTAGTTACCGTGTGCCAGATCACCCACGGCACCAGCACTCATGGCCAGTGCGCTTGCCATCAGGCTCATTGTTCGGTTCATCACGGTTGTTCCCCCTTTGGCTCTTGCTTGGTGTCCCATTGCGGATCACCTTGCAGGCGCCAGAAGTCTTCGTAGGTGGTCTCGATCCAGTCATCACCTTCACCGATCTCACGCTTGACGTAACGCATCGTGGCGGCGTTCTTCTGTTTCTCCTGATGGTGCTTGTGGGTCTCGATGGCCTGATGCACATCACGAGATGCCAGCACAAGCACAACATCGGTGTCGCCCTTGCTCTTGAAGAACTCAAAGAGTCCGCTGTTCTGTACGTCGGCCACGTACATCTGGCTACCGTTGGCACCGCCACGCAGATGCTTGATCGGCCCGAGTTCACCCATGACGCACATGCCAGGGAACTCGACGCCTTCGACGGTCACGGTGTAGATCGTCTGTTCGTGTTTGAGAGTTGCTTTCACAGTTCTTCATCCTCATCATCGTTGAGTGGGTCGATGGCCTTGGTGGGTTTGGCCTTGTAGCCAACGGGCGGGTGCCAGCGGTACACCCACTCTTGCGTGGCTTGGTCGGAAGTGATTTCCAAGTAGCCATGCTCAACACCTTCAAGCACGCTGTGGCCAACGACGGGAACACCTTTGCCCTTGAGTTGCTTGACCACATCCAGGGCAAAGAAGATGGGGTTGTTGAGCCATTCCCGGTGGCTCTTGCTGACGCGATGTTCAACCATTGCTGAGCACCTCGCGTATCACGTTCAGGGCTTCAGCCACGCGCAGCAGTTCGACGTTTGCCTTGGCAACGCTCTCACGCATCTTGTCGAGCTTGGGGACGTGATCGCTGCTGCCTTTGGACAGACGCACACCAACGGCTTCGGGCTTCATGATGTAGCGAGGTGGGTAGAAGCACTCTTCGAGTTCGGAGCGGGTCATGCGCATCGTGTTGCCCATGTCGGTGACGACGTGTGCCAACGTGCCGAGACCGTGCTTTGCGACGGAGAAGTCTGTGATCACAGCGTTGCCCATGCGGCGACCGTCACGTGTCAGGAGTTGTGCGTACTGGCACTGGTAACCATCGGTGCCAGAGAGCAACTCGAAATCGGCCCACTCTGGCAACTGCGCTGGCAGATCGGTCTCGCCACCGAACGTGTCACGCAAATCACGACGGTCATTGATGTCAGGTTCAGGCAAGACCATGGGTGGCTTGTTAACCACTTGCACATCGCGTTCTGCGATCAACTCCGTGTTGAGGCACGGGACAACCGTCGGATCGCTCTCACGACGAACCATCCGATGTGAGTAGCCCAGCACCTTCATCAGTCGGTACAGGTTCTCGGTGCTGGCTGCGATCACGGTGAGGTCATCGTCAAAGTGCTTGAAGCCGAAGTGCATGGCCAGTTCTTCAGCCCAGGACTTCTCTTCTTCGACGCTGGTGGTGGGCAGCTTGTCGAGGTCTTCGAGTTGATCTGCGAGTTCGAACAACCACTGTGGGCCTTCGTCCCAGGTGTTCAACGCACGGTTGAGTGCGAGCTTGAAGTCAGCCAAGCGGTCAGAGTGAATGTTGAGGTGGATCATGGTGCGGGGTGCTTTCACAGTGAGTTGCGGTCAATGATGATGGGCGGGAAGGTCTTGCCTCGGATGCGCAGCGAGGCTTGTTGGTACTCGGGGGTGTCTCGGTCTTGCTCGTCGCCCACCCACAGGATGCGGTCGGCGTAGGCGTACCAGCCAACCATGCATGTCGGCAGTTGCGGCAGGATGAGCACACCACTGACACACATTGTGGTGATGCGTTGCCAGTGCCGCAGCAGAGATTGGATCGAGACATGCCCGTGGTAATCAACGATGGGCATGTTCACGGAGTCGCAATACTTCGCTACGGCGAGACCTTGAGAGATCGTCTCAACGAAGATGATGGACAAGCCGGTGGCGGCAACTTGGGCGAGCGTGGTCATGATGAGGTGAGGTTCAAAAGCAAATCTGCGGTTATTGATCTGTGCGAGGTACGGTGCTGCGTGGTCAGAGCGCATTGGCATCCCGCAGCTTCTTGAGTTGGGCGAGTCCGATGTCGAGGATCTTGTCGCTGTGCAACCGTGTGTCGAGGATCTGTTGCGAACGCATGGCGGCGAAGCACACAAGACGCTCTTGCTCGGTGCAATCAGGGTGAATCTGAAGCAAGGCCACACGGGCCACGGCTTGAGCACACCATTCAACCGCTTGTGGATACGACGCACATGCGTGATGGCTTGGATCGCTTGCAGGGTCAGCCATGGTGGTCGGGAACACCACGTACCAAGGGCCGATCTGACGACCAATGCGGCAGACGCGACGGGCAGCGATGAGGGCGAGTTGCTTGTTCATGGTGCTTTAGGCACTGGTCGTGCTTTGTGATGCTCGATGAACTCCATGGGGGTGGAGAAGACGGCTTCGTGGTCTTTAGGCAGCTTGTGTTCAGGAGGTTGGAACTTGGCGACGTTGCTGCGGTAGATCGCCAATCCCGCACACCGGCTACCGGCATGCACGTGACACTCAACCACTTGATCAGAGTGGCACAGACGTGCGTACTCTTCAGGGCTCGCCCCACCCAGCCAACCGTTCAAAGCGTCACGACGCAGAGGGCAGTCTGTGCATGCCTTGGCGAGTTGTTTCTTGGCCGGTGCTGCCTCACCTCGTGCCACAAGTTTTCCGAGTTTGTTCATGGTGCTTTCAGTCTTTGACGTACCCGTAGCTGATGCCACGTTGAATGTTGAGTACGGTGTTGACGCTGATGCCGGTGATCGCAGCAACGTCACTGCCACGGTTGGTCTTGAGCAGTGTGCGGATCTCGCGCACTTGGTCGTCTGTCAGGGAGCCTCGGCGGCCACGGATCTTGACTTCCTTTGGCTGCATGCGAGCCTGGGTCTTCTCGCGCTGCTCTTTGTAGTAATGAGCCTCGTCTGCCTTGGAGATGTTGAGGTGAGGCATGCCGAACTCGTAGGACGCTGGTGACGCGACCTTGCTGTCTCGGCTGGGCTGGTGACGTTTGGCCATGGTGCTTTCAGTTGTTAACTGGTTTCCAACGACCCTTGGCAGACTTGCGTTGCCACACGCTGACGTTGGGTGCGCACTTGCTGTGGTTGTAGCCACAAAGCAAGTCGATGACGATCTGCCAGTTGTCCCAAAAAGAGACCATGGGGCCATCGCATGTGTGCGTGAGCACGGCAAATCGTGACGTGGGTTGGACGATGTATGCCATGGTGCTTTCAGGCGATCTTGGGGATGCGGGCAAGCACGTCACGCAACTCGACATGGCCGACGTAGCGTGCTCCATCACCCGTGGCCTTGCGAGCATCTTCCAGCAGCTTGTCTGCCACTTCGAGTTGCTTGGCCAGTTCGGCATACGTGGGCACGTCGGTGAGGTGCGAGCGGTTGAACATGCGGATCTCGGTGTCGTTGTCTTCAATCAAGCACGACTTGTTTTCTTCGAGGTTCATGGCGGGGTTCTCCGGTATTGCGTGTTGCGATGTAGCAATTATTGACGATAGACGCGGCGTCTGTCAACAACCCTACGTCGCAGTAGGAGATTCGCTTCCGTTGAGTTTGTAGCACCACACCCAGGAAGGAAAGCCCCTGCTGTGCATGTCACCCAGGCCAATGCGGCAACGAGAAAGTCGCCCATTCTTCTGCATCATGCTTAGGTCTTTACCGAGTTGACGACAACGATGTGCCCCGTAAACCTGAGGAACAAAGTTGGCACCTGTCGCTTCAATGTACGCATCGACAAAATGCTGTGCGCATACGTCTACTGTGTACATGACACTGAACGAACGAACCTTCAGGTACGACTCGATCCATGCATAGCGATCAGCCGGTTTCATGTCGTCTCCTTGACGTGCTTGTTGCCATCCTCAACAGCAACGCGCACGCACTGCCCGTGAACCCGATGGTCGGTGCCACCAGGGTCACGAACGAGGTCGAAGTAGAAGAGGCCCAAGCCCTTGCCTGGGGCACGTTGAAGCTGCTTGAGACAAACCCAACAGATCGACGGTGCCCCTGACCCCTGACGTGATCGGGCCTTGCTCATCACAGGCTCTCGTCGTCGTCTTCGTTGAGGGGATCGACGGCATTGGCCTTGACCGCAGCTTTGGCTTCTTCCTTGGCCTCGCGCTTGAGGTCAGAGAGGGACTTGTAGCCGCCGAACTCGGCCATCAGGGCCACCAGCATGTCGGCGTAGGTGCGAGCGGTCAGCCACATCACAGCGGCGATCTGGTCGTCCTTGGTCTCGGTCTCGCCGTACTCGATCTTGGCGGCACCGTCGTCGAACTTCAGACGCTTGAAGACCATCTTGTCGCTGAGCGTGAACGACAGCAGGCGGCTCTCGTCGTTGCCGGTGGGGTCGTAGCTCAGCCCGAGTTCATGCACGTCGTAGGCTTGCTTGAGCAGTTGCACAACGTCGTGCCCTTCAACGTCCTTGTCCTTGATGCGGATCGTCTGCTTGCCCTCACCACGCAGCACCGCGTTGTCGGTGATCATGAACTGCTGGTGCTCGTCGCTGTTGAAGCCGTCCTTGGCCACAGCGGTCATCTGGCCAACCAGGGAGTTCTCAGGGGTGACGAAGGCCCACGTGGTTGCGGTCTGCGACTGAGCATCGAACAGGGCACGCAGGATGGCCACTGTGTCTTCAGCACGCTTGGGCGATGTGGTGCAGATCAGCACCAGCTTTTGCTTGGCGATGAAGATCACGGGTGTGACCGAGCGACGCAAGAACGCCTTGGGCAGCAGCGAGAACTCGACCTCTTCCTTGAGCATCGCGTAGTCCTTCTTGCCGATGGCACGACCCTCGCGTTCGTTGAACTTCTGCACCTCTTTGGCGAGGTACTCATCCCGCACGGTCGAGGGCAGGATGCGTTCGTTGAACTGCACGGCCATCAGGTGCTTGCCCGGTTCGATCTCGTAGATCAGATCGTCCTTGAACGCGTTGATCAGGCCCGCCGAACGCCATGAAGTAGGGGAGGGGTCTTGTGACAGGAAGGGTTCGATGGAAACACCCTTGTCTCGGATGCCCTGAGCAATCAGGTTGAGGTTGTTGTCCTTGAGCACGTTGAAGACCGCAGGCTGTGTCAGCACAGGGATGAAGGAGGTGAACTTGAGTTTGGCCATGATGGTGTGTTGTGGTTGGGTGAACAGGATGTGGAGACTCAGGGCAAGAGAACGCCCGACTGAGCCAACGAGATGCCCAGGGCGATGCCGACGACCATGCCCGTGCTGAATGCTGCCCAGGCCAAGCGGTTGATCGCGTCATCGTTGATGCCCGTGGGCTTGGGGAACAGGTAGCCGTGCAGGTCAGCATGGTCAGAGGGTTGCTCGACCCACTTGATGTAGTGATCACGCTCACCGTTGATGCGACCGAGTTCGGTGATCGAGATGACACGGCCATCGCGGCGGTGCCGGTCGATCTTGGAAAGCTCTTGCCACACGGGTGACAGCGGCCCTTCGGACTGCGCGATGTTGCGAGCCTTGTGCTCGATGTCGCGGGATTCACGGTCGGTGATGCGACGTGCGTGCTCGGTGAAGTTGTAGAGGTTGGTGGTCTCGGGTTTGTTCATGGGAGGCTCCAAAGTGAGAAGTTGTAGCGGAGAACGTCGATCAGGTGAGTGCGGTTCAGACGCGTTTGCCGGTGCGCGTTGAGCAGCCAGTACATGATTTCGAGTTCGGTCATTTGCGCAAGTTCTCTTTGCTGTACTCAACGTCGAGGTGCAGCAGTTCTTCTTGGCTTTCGCTGTAGCACCAGTCGAACTTGGTTGTCAGTGGCAGCGACAACACCTCGCACAAGAGCTTTTCGATGTGACCGATGCTGATGCGACCGGAGATGGTGGTCTTCTCGGTGACGACGGTCTCGCGCTTGATGGAGTTGACCAAGGCGACTTGGGCGTTGAGAGTTGGCGTGGCGTCAGGGATGGGGTTGTAGGGCGTGGCCATGGTGTTCTCCGTTGGTTGTTGTTCACTGTCGATGTTCATGAGGGCTTCTCGGCATGCTTCTCCAACTTTGTGGAGGCTATGTGTCAACACCTCAGAGACCCTCGAACAGCCACCGTGTGTCTTCAGGATGCTCTTCGCTGCATTTTTTCCAATCTTGCTGCACACGAGCACGATCAGTAGTTCAACGTCGTTATGGTCTGGAAACAAGGCAGTGCGAATGAAATCTCGCTCTTCGTCTGTGAACGTGACAGGCTTCGGTCTTGCGATACCGAAGGCTTCTTCATCAATGGGGGGCATAGGGGCCATGGTGGGCATCCTTAAAAAGTTTGGAACGGGCGAGGGTCACAAAGTAAGAACGGGTTGCGGGTCAACCGTTTGTGGAATCATTGTAGATGAGAAATCTGTCACCGACAATAGTTCCAGAGCACAAATTGAGAAGTTAGTTTGTTCGGGTGATCAGCACGACCACGTAGATGTTGCCCATGGACGTGAGGGTCTCCGTCGTCTCCATGGTGTACTCATAGCCCGTGGCATCTTTGGCACGTTTGACCGCAGGGCTGAAGTTCTGGCGCAGCGTGCTCTTGGTCTCGTTGAGCAGATGCAGATCAGTCGGTGCGAACTGCTGAGCATGGCTGAAGGTCTCGCCCACTTCCAGGGCTGCGATCATGGCTCGAATGGAGGGCTTGGTTGTTTGGTCTTGGCTCATGATGGGTCTTTCTTCGTGATCATCGTTTTGAGTTTGTACTTCAGCGAGTCGCACATGAACGCTTCGGTCTTGGTGCTCGGGTTGTGCCATCGCACAGGCAGCAACGGCTGTTGTCGCGTAAGGGACTCGACGAAGAGACGCTGATACGGGAACGGGCTTGTTCGCAGTGCAGCGATGTCCCACTGGCCAATGGGCAACCACATACCAAAGCCCCAGGTGGCGAAGTTGCGCTGCATCACGATGTCCGTGAACGCGCTGAGCTTGCGAGTGCTCGCGTAGATGTCGTCGATGTCGATCATTTGCGATACCTCTTCTGCTCGTTCTTCCATTGAGCGGTTTTGCGGGTGACAGTGAAGGTTGGGTAGAACCGTTCGCTGGCTTTGGCGAATTGATCATTCACCTGACCAAACCCTCGGTGAGCGAAAGCCATCTGCTCAATGTCATTCAACAACCGTGCTGTTGGTGCTGCCCAAGATGAGGCAGATGGTTGAACGAACATAGGCACCCAACCTCGCATCGCACAGGAGAAGATCGCCATGTTCACCTGAAGTAACACCTTGTTGGTGAGATCCTTTTGCGAACCTGCTGCGTGGATCGCCTCGTAGATGTCGTCGATGTCGATCATGATGGAAGCAAGTCCTTGAGGTTGTACGGGTTGCGCAGGAGCACGATCTGGCATGGGCAATAGAACACGCTCATGCAGTCACGGATCGAGAACAACATCTGCCCCAGGTCTTTCTTGTTGTAGCGATCACAGTCGTCGATCACGACCAGGGATGCGACACGCTGGGGAGGGTCTTTCATGATCTGCCGTGGCCATGTGACGCACTGAGGGTCGAGGCCGCGATGCTGAACCATGAACTTGCTCATCTGCTGGTTGATTGCGATGAACAGCGGCACCGTGAGACCTTGTGCGTGAAAGCCGTTGACCATGGCGCAACCGAGTGAGGTCACGCCGGTTTGACGTTCACCGGCTGTGCCGATGTTGATGATGGCAATGTTGGTCATAGGGTGGTACGGGTAAAAGGGTGGTAGGGCTTTTCTGAGAGGGGTCAACCCTGGGTAGGTTGCTGGGCCTCGATATTGGCCAGGAGGGCGCGTGCGCGTTCCATGCTCTCGAAAGCCTGAGCACCTGTGCTGGTGAGTTCGCGCAGCAGGTTGAACATGCGCTGAGCGTTAATGATCAATGCGACGTTCTGCCGCATGCGCTGAACATGCTCGGGCTTATGTTGAACCTTCTCACCAAAGAAGCCAGCAATATGACCATAGGGTTGAGCGTGAACTGCTGCGACTCGTGCGCCAGTGTTGTCGATAATTCGACACCCAAGATCAGTCTCCATACCAATGCGCCACCCGTCATCGTTAGGCACGCTTGAACCTTGGATGCGCTCGCAGCGATCAACGATGTCCTGCATGTCCGACGTGCGAGGCACAGCAGGGTTGTCGGTGGTGAGGTAGACCGTGGTGTTGGTCTTGAGGTCTTTGGGCAGGCTGCTTGCGCCGTCCTTGAGGTGCAGCAGCACAGCATTGGACAGGTGGTACAGGGTCGAGACGTTGAACGCCTGAGTGGTGAAGGTCATCTGGTGCTCCTTGGTGCGATGTATTCAGTGAATATATCGACGATCATCGTTGTAGATGTACCCTCTGTCAACACCCTGATTGCATTTTGTCGTCGAAAGTTCCTTCGATGTTTGGAACAGGCCAGGGTCACAAAGTAAGGCATGGCCAGGATTGGGCTTTCAGCCAGGGCCTTGCGTGGCCGGTCGTTCGATTTCAACGGCTGGCACGTCAGAAAATTTTGGAACGGGCCAGGGTCACAAAGTAAGGAAAGGGTTCGTGGTTGTTGCCGGGGTTGCGACGGGGGTGGAAGTTACTTCTGAAGCTGGCACGGTGGCGCCCTCTCACGTGCGAGATGTTCGCCTGCTTTTTCTGATCTGTTGCGCACAATCTAATCGCGTGCGGCTTGATCGTGTGCGGCTTGCCTATATAAGAATGTCGGCAGATGCGGCATGTGTCACACTTGCTTACACTTACCCGCTTGTCAGTGTTCGCATCTGGCATGCTAGAATCCAATCTAGCCAAGGCATCCCGCCTTGAATCCCTCAGTTAGGACTGAACATGGCAAACGCAAACACCCCCCGCGCCTATCGTGGCAAGTACCCGCACCGCATCAAAGCGGTTGTGTCGCATTCGTCCGATAAGGGCATGGTTCGCATTGAATCGAACGATGGCCAAACGTTTGGCTTTATCACGGCCAAAGCCGCCACGTGGGCGCACGGTCAAGCCCGCATGCCTAAGCTGGGCGAAGACGCACGCGAATGGAATACGGTGCAAGACGCCTACGATGCCTTGGTTGCAAACGTGCGTTTGGGTTTGAAATGGGGCATTGAGGGTGCATTGTCGCAACCTTCCCCCATGTTTCAAGACACCGACCCATCTGGCAAAGTGACTGCCTGCTTTGTGGCTTGCGCTATCACTCTTGGCCGTGAGGCGGCAACGCAAAACAAACCCGGTAACCCATTCAAAACCGCCGATGGTGCATTCAAGGCATCGGGCCTTGAGTTTTGCCGGGATATGTTTGTGGCCGGTTTTCTCATGCACATGAGGGAGGTATACCCTAGCGGCGTGCCGGTTTGCCGTGATTCTGGTTTCGTACTGGTTGACGGTGTGAAACACGTTAACGCTGTGCGCGTTGTCGGTGTTGGTCTCATTGCATAAGAGGCCCCCAAATGATCCCCCTCATTCTCACTTTGTGCGTTATCGGTGGCTGGGTTATCTCGCGCCCCGTTGTTCGCATGCTTGGCGTTTGAACGCCTATCAATTCCACAAACAGTTAAGAGGTGAACCGAAATGATGACTCCTGAACAATTCGCAGAAAAACAAGCAAAAGAACGCGCAGCATTTGAGCTTGAACAATCACGGGCCAATATTTTTATCGAAGCGGGTTTACCCGTGCCTGATTACATATCAAGCGGGCACTTGCACGGTGCAGTATACGTGACATATCGAAACGATGCATTAAACCCTCACGGTATCCGGGGGGCCATTGATATTTTCAAACAATTCCCCGTGATTGTGCCGTGCAATGTCTTGCGCTCAAGCTGCACCATGATTCACCCTGAAAAACACTTACCCGAAAAGGAACAAAAACAAGGTTACAAACGGGGGGGTTGTCAAAATGGCGACTATGCCGCTTACGTCAAAGTCGATCACATTCGAAACAGTCAAACAAAAGCATCTATTGAGTTTTTCGCCATTGTCGGGGGTAAATTGTTCGATGTTTCGGTTGAGTTTGGCCGTGACTATATCGGGAACTGTGGCCGCTTGGCCCCTAATCCCGTCGAAACCCGTGGACGTGGTGGCCGTTTGGAGTCGCGTACATTCAATGCATCGCCCCTCATGAATGGTATGTTCGATACTTTCATTTCTTATGCATCGGGCGATATCGGGCCGATCAAAGAATCAGCATCCCATTGTTATTTTTTGAGTGCAGAAAATGGGGAGGAAAACAAACCCCCTTCCGATTGTTCGCATGCACTTGGCATGCTTGAAAATCTGGCCGATGCATTGGGGGAATAATCATGGCAAAGCACAGAGGCCGATTGTTTGAAATGCTGGAATCCGGCGAGATTGACGCATTCACGCTAGCCCGTGACCTCATGGGTTATCTGAGTGATGACGAATGTGCAGACTTCGCACACAAAAACGATATTCAATTGTTCCCTGACGAAGACGAAGACGAAGACGAAGACGAAGACGAATACAACGAATAAGGGGCGCACCATGCCAAGCTGCACAAAGTTTGAATTGAATATCGAATGCGTTAACGCCGCTTTTGACGAAAACACGGGGGCAGAGACAGCACGCATTTTGCGTGAGCTGGCCGATAAAATCGAGTTTTCCTACAATGGCCGGTTGCCTGACGAATATCCCGTGTGGGATTACAACGGTAACCGGGTAGGCGTAGGCCGGTTTTATCGTGGGCACAATTGAACGCCCACGAATCCACAAACCGTTATCCATTCAACCGGGCATTGTCCCGACTATCAATTTAGGAATTGAAAAATGCGAGTTATTCAAACCACGGTATATACGTTTGACGAATTGTCAGACAAGGCAAAAGAAAAAGCCCGCGAATGGTACAGAGGGCACATCGGCACCGATCCCGATATGTTCGAATCGACCATTGAAGACTTTTGCGAGATTGTCGGGTTTCTCGGCGTCGATATTGGCACCAAGCCAGTGCGCCTCATGAATGGCAAAACACGGTACGAACCTATGGTCTATTGGTCTGGTTTCGGCTGTCAAGGTGACGGCGCATGTTTTGCGGGTTCGTTCAATCTGAGCACGTTTAAGCCCGTTTCACTGGCCGCATGGGGTGGCGGTGAGACAGTTGCCGAATGCCTCAAGGATGCCGCGTCAATGCGTGCCGACATTCTCACGTTCTATCGTGCCATTCTCAAATGCACACCGATGCAAGCATGGCCGGATGTGCGCCGTTTGTTCACCTCAGAATCAACCCGCGTCAATATTTCGCAAAGCGGACGGTATACGCACCAATACACAATGTCGGTTAATGGCGCGGAGGACATTTACAATAACGTGGCGTATTACTGCGGTGATCGTATGTTTGACGAATCCGCATTAGCTCATGCTTGCGAAGTGTTCGCATCTGCCGTGCAAGAGTTTGTACGCGGACTGGCACATAACCTGTATCACGCTTTGGATCGTGAGAACGATCATCAAAACGAGGATTCGACCGTTGATGAAAACATCCGGGCGAATGAATACGAATTCACTATTGACGGCGCACGCGCATAAGGGGTAGGCCATGATTAAAGTGAAGCAAACCGGCAATGCTTCAGATGCGGGTTTTCAATCAATGGGTGAAGAAAACATGCGCCGCATTTCTGAGAAAACTGCACGGGCTTTGTGCGGCATGTACCCGATGCCCGATATGGGGCGCGAAGTGTGCGTAGCGTTCGCATCAGATAAAGAATGGCCTACGTTCAAGCATCGGCTGAGCGTGCAAAACATTTCGGGTTTGTTCTTTCTCGCATGTTCTAGCGTTAGCGTCGATGCATGGCCAGATGTTTTTAAGGTTGAGGTGATCGCATGAAGCCCGCATATTGGATTGTCTTTGTTTCTGGCAAAGAATCTGCCCGATTCGAAACCCGCAAAAGCGCGAAACTCTACGCCATGGGGCAACGCATTGCGGGGCATGACGTGATCATTAAAACCATTGGAGCGTAAACCATGCGCCCTTTTGAATTCAACAATTGGCACGCATGGGAAGGCACTAGCGGCGTTCTCTTGTCCGACGAATCCGTTAAGAAACTGCGTCAATTCTCAACGGTCGATGATGCTATTAACTGGCTTTTTATCAATGGCCACAAAGACGCAGCACGCGCATTGAACGCGCACAAGAAAGGGTAAACCGTGAACCAACACCAAGCATTGAGCGAAGCCGCAAAACACGTGGGTTTCTACGCACAGGGTACAGAATACATTGTGTATTCCCCTTACAAAGACTCAAACCCAAAAGGGGGGCGCACCGAATTTAAACGGCGGTCATATGCTGCGGCATTGCAGCATGCCGCGTTAAGACGTGCTTGCGTGGCCCTCACATTGTGGGCAGATGCGCACGGGTTGAGCTATGACGCTGAGACGTGGCTTTGCTGCGAATTCAAGATGCAAGACGCTCAGACCATGCGCAAGCTGAATGCACGTCAAATGCTGAGCATGGGCGCGGCATACCTCAAGGGGCAAACATGCGCCACGGACTGATGTTGTTTCGTCTTGCCCTTGGTCTGGTCTTGTCAGGCTATGGGCTCACGTGGGGGGCGTGGCTGTATATCGGCCAGAGCAAACCCGGTGAAGCATTGGCGCATGCTCTCATTTGGGGGCTATTCGGTGCCCTTGTCGCCCCACTGGCAGAGGATGTGGGCGCCATGGTTGAGCGCCTAGCCAAGCAAAAAGAGGCACGCGACACCGGATCACGTTAGCCCCTGAAGTTACTTCCAAACAAGGCCCCCTAGTGGGGCCTTTCCTTTTGCCCTCATGCGATGCCCCCGCATGGGGGCTTTGTCGTTTGTGGGGGTGTAGGGGGTGAGCATGGGCGCACGGTGTCAGGGTGTGACCCATAGCAGGGTGTGACCCATAGCAGGGGCAGACCAGTAGCAGGGTGTGACCCATAGCAGGGTGTGACCTAGAGCATGGGTGCACGGTGTGACCTAGAGCATGGGTGCACGGTGTGACCTAGAGCATGGGCGCACGGTGCCATGGCATGCCCTTGAGCATGGGCGCACGGTGTGGCCGTGCTGGCAGATTAGGGGCAAGAGAGGGTCAAACGAGGGGGCGTTTGGGTCCCTCTTGGGGGCTTTTCTGGCACGGGGGTGC